AATTTAAGATAAATAGTGCAAGCCGCTAAAGCCGCATAACTAACGGAATGTGATTTATTAAACGAATAATTTGCTGAGTTCTCAAGGATCCTCCACAATACGTCGCCTATTTCAGGATTTAATTTATTTTCTTTAATCTTCTCTGCGATTTTCTCTTTCCAAACTTTGACTTCTTCGACTTTCTTTTTCCCGACAATTCGGCGTAGCACCTCTGCTTCGTCAAGGGTAAAACCTATTTTGTGAGCCATTTGCATCAACGTTTCCTGATACAAACACACACCCCCAGTGTTTCCGACGATGTCGTCGAAGAAAGGGTGGACGCTATCACGGGTGCCAGTCGTTGTAAAATTAGCATATTGATCTACGAACTCTAAAGCTCCGGGTCTAGCTAAAGCTAAAACGCCACTTAATTCATCTAGGTTTTTAGGTTTAACCTTCTTACAAACTTTAAAGTTGGTATCAGCTTCAATTTGGAATATTCCGTGCGGAGTTTTAAGGTCTTGCAACTGCTGGTAAATCATCGGGTCGGTAAAGTCTATGTCTTCGACTTTAATGCCGACAAGCGAACAAACTCTGTGAACGATAGAAACGCTCCTCAGCCCGAGAAGGTCGAGTTTAACGTTTGAGATCGAAACCCAGTTCATGTCGTAACTAGAGACCTGTTCTTTGTCGGTGGTAAGTTCGGTAGGACAGCCTTGTTCAATCGGGAGGTATGAAAGCATCATTCCGGAAGGATGAACGCTCTTATTCTTGATTAGACCCCTCAGCTTCAAAGCTGTTTGGTAAGACCTTGGATTCTTATCGCACCATCTTTGGAAATCAGCTACTTCAACATACGTCTCTTTCAGGTCTTTAATCTGCCCGAAAGTCTTTGGAATTAAAGAAGTAATCTCGTTCATCTCAGACTCCGGCCTCTCGTCGATAATCTTACCACACTCTTTTATGAGGATTTTTCCGCTCAAAGTCGTCAGAGTTAATATCTTAGAAGTCTTTCCAAGGAAGGACTCGTCTAAGAATTTAATAACCCTTTGCCGATTATAGTAGCAGATGTCGATGTCAACGTCGCACATCAAAGATCCATCTAAATAAGTAATCCCATCTACTATTTGCTTTTTGGCTCGGATTTTAGAAATAAAACGTTCAAAAAATAAATCATATTTAATAGGATCTACTCTTGTGACTCGAAGCAAATAAAGAATCAAGCTGCCCGCCGCAGATCCCCTTCCTGGCCCAACTGGAATAGAGTTCTCTTCGCAAAAATTAATAACAGTCCAAACTAAAAGAATATAATCAAGAAATCCTAAATCTTTTACCGCATCTAGTTCGTATTTTATTCTTGTTGTGTATTTGCCGCGTTCTTCTTGTGGTATTTTTAATTTCTTAAAATTAGTTCTGCAAACTTGAATCAAAAAATCATAATTTGTTGCAGAGTCTGGTAAATCGTATTTCTTCTTCAATCGGCTCTCGATGCTGAATTCGGGAAGCCTTACTCCGTGAAGGGGAATTTTTAGGTCTTCAAAAAAGGAATCAAAATCACTCATATATCTATTTGGAATTTAATCTTATTCCACACTTTAAGGTTTAACTCTAAATCAACAATTGCATTATGCAAGTTGTCGTAATCATGTTCTATGCTATAATCTTTGCCTAGGGCTTGTAAATTTGTTTTAATGCCTTTCCTGCGGGTGTGTGATAATTTATATTGATATTCTATTAATGGTTCATTCTCCATTTTCTGAATACCATATTTAAGGCCTTTAGCTAAGCAATTCGTGTCTATGAATTTATGAACCAAGTGATTCATCCTTTTGCCTTTCAGGGCATACATTTCTTTAATTAAATAAATATCAAACTGAAGAGTATTATGCCCAAGGATATAGTCGCTGGATTCGAGCCAGTTTTCAATCTCAGGGAAGACGTCTTCGAATTTCTTGCCATGACTTAGAATTTTTGCTTCTGGATAGTTTGTAATTCGCTTTGCTTCTTCAGATATCTTCAGCTCGGTGTCCCATTTTATGAGGAAGTCTCTTTCGTCAGTCTTACGTCCTCCTACTGTTTTAATCATTGCGACTTGCCAAGGAAGGTTCTGGCAAAAATTCAAACATAGATTTAGAGTTTCGCAATCGATAAAGACAAGACTTTTGGTTTTATCAAACCTCATTAATTCTTCAGACATATTTTTCCTTAAATGATTCAGCGCAAAATTCGTTTGAAGAGCAGTGATCTAAGTTGGGTTTGTTTAAAGTCGTCCTTTGGGAGATGCACCTGAAAGTGAGATAGGCTACAAAGTCAGCCTTATTTTCGTAATAGATTGATTGAGTCTTTACAATTTTAGAATTCGATCCGGCAGACTCTTTAATTCGGCGATTCAAAATAGAATCAAATGGCAAATTATTATCTTCAGAAAGAAAAATGGGATCGCAGAAGCTGAAGTCGGGAACGCAAACTCCGTAAGTTAGATTATTCTTAAAAATATAAGAATCGTAAAACGGAATAGCAAGCAGTAAATTTTTGTTATTCCACAGGTCTTTGAGCACTTTGGAGTCTACCCTTGGGTAGTAGTAGAAACCTTGCGAGCAAGCAGCGGTAGAAATTTTGATAAGATCTGTATATCCGTCCGTATTCTTAATAAAGATAACGATCTTATGCTCTCTCACTCGAGATTCAGCGGTTTTATTGTCTATAGAATCACAAACCGTAAGTCTTAACCCGAATCTTAAAGACATCTTAGCCGCTTCGCTTGACTTGTAGGCTTCGAGGAAGCCTGAAATGGAATCTTCAACGAGTGTGACTTTGTTTAGAGAAAGCTTTGTCGCTATATCGAAAACAGAACTTGGCTCATCCGGCTCGGATTCTCCAGCCTTAGACAAAGTCAGGACGGATTTACCGAGACTGTAATGAGATTTAAAAAGCGGCTCAGCCGAATACATACGAAATCATGAACTGGCTAGCTGCAAATGTCAACTAAAATCCGAAATCAGTTGTCCGCCAATATGGACACCCATTGTATTCGATTTCATTAATCATCTCAACCGATGGAATGCTGACTAGATCGTCCCTATTAAATGCTGATTTGATAAATTTGTTATTTTTGTCAACCCCCGTATAGTAAGTTTTTGACAATCTAGATGGGCATATCCACTTACCTTCCTTATCGCTGCCGCACATCCATTTCTTCTTCATTGAATTCGCAGCTAAATTAGACAAAGCATCTTTATCGCTAAAGGAAGATATATATCCAGCAATGTAAGCTAGGTAGGTTTGAAATCCGTCTAATTGTTCCTTTGTTGGCTTCGGAGCTTCTTGGATTGGCTGCTTCCTGAATTTAACAAAGATAAATGAAACATCAGGAATATGACCCTTTTCCTTAAAAACAGCAAGAGAATACATTAAATTTTGCAAATTAAAATCTAGCTCTTCTTTAGAAAACTTTCCTTTGCTTGATTTGTAATCGTATATCTTAAAGCTCTCGTCGTCAAACTGAGCTAGCTTATCAATAAAACCATTAATAATATAACCCTCTTCTTCAATGAGAAATTCTTTTTCTGGTTCTACTTTAATACACCCTAGGCAAAAAAAGTCATTTTGTAAACCTGTTTGAATCATTGAGTAAATAAGCTCAAGATTTTCTTCGTCATCTACTTTTAACTTCTTAGCGGTTTTTAAAATGAGTCGGTGAACGGCTGGGCATTTTAGAATACCAGGCTTGCCCTCGCACAGCTTATCAAAATACTTTTTGTGCCGATCTCTAAGCAGCAGCTCAAAAATTAAATGAACACAAGTCCCCCTCGAAGCTCCTGAATTACTTATGTCTGGATATTTTAAAACGTATTTAGAATAGTAAAGCCAACTGCAACTTTCCACTGTTTTGATTTTGCTGGCACTTAATTTTACTTTTTCTTTTTTTACAGGTTTGTTGTCTTTAGCCATTCTGAAATTTTTAATTTGTTTGTTTGATTTAGGTCTCCAAAATCGTTATCGTCAACGGGGAGCCTGATTAGGATTTGGCTATAGTCAAAATAATTTAGTAATTTGTCTTTTGCCGCTACGGCAGCTTTATTCCCTGCGTTATTATTGTTTGAATCATTGTTAAATGCTATTATTATTTTCTCGGGATTTAAAGCTATTAAGCTATATATAATTTTAGATGATACATTTAATCCAAAAGTTACTATAGAATTTCTAATGCCATTCTCTCTTAGAGCAAGCATATCTCCAATACTCTCAACTAAGATGACGGATTTTTGCTCTTTTAAATCTTTTAAATTTACTTTAAGGGGATAAACCCATTCACTTTTGTCGCCAATAAGTTTCCATTTAGGTCGAAGCTCGTTGTCCGAGTTCGTAACGTCTCTTCCTGCGAATCCGATGATGTCGTCTTTATTGTCGAAGATGGGGAATGTGTATCTATTAAACATCTTGCCGCTTCTTGCCAACCCCCCTTGAAAAGGTGTAACTGTAGAGTCTGATACGCCCCTAGAGGCCCAGTAGGAATGGTCTCTTAACAGCTTGATTAGCAAGGACTTATCAAAAATTTTCACTTGTTTTGTTAAGGCTTTGGGTTTTTCTACTTCTAAAGCAGAATAATCTACGCCTTTGCTTCTTACCCAATCTTTAGCTTCCCCGACGCTTTTTAACTTTAACGTTAACTTAACCAGCTCTTCCAAGGATCCGCTTATATTCTCCTTGAAGTCAACCCATCTTCCTGAGTCTTTCCATATTCTCAAACAAGTATTACTGTCTGAATCTCGATATAAAGGCTTAGCTCGGAATTCTTTCCCGTTATCGGAGAGAACGTATCCGATGTCCTGGAGAATCATCTTGACCGACTCGCAGTCCATCATAAAATGCTCCCGTCGCCCGACTTTTCTTTTTCGTCATCGCCCGAATCGTCCAGCTCGGGTCTTAAAGCTCTAGCTTGTGCGATTTCAGACAGCGTTCCACGTTCTTCTACGTTAAAGTTAGAGATGTTAAAGCTAATGAAGTTGGGAACGTATTTGACAGATCGGCCTTCTTTAATTCTAACCAAATCGTGATGCCCCTGAGCGTCCTGACCCTGAAACCGAGTTGCTAAAGGAATCAGCTTGTGCGAGCCGAACTCTTCCCCATCTAAAGCCATTTCCTCAGCGGTCTTCCTTCTGAAGATGCCTACGAAAGAAGCGAACCATTGCAATCTGTCCGATTGAGAGATTGCGCTACTGTCGTCAACTCCATTTTCTGCACTTCTGTTTAATTGGCAAGCGGTCAGGATAGGGATATCCAACTCCAAAGAAAGCTCTTTTAAAGCATTCACTTTTTCGCCAATTAATTCATATTCTTTTTTATTGCCCGACATCTCTCCGGTTAATTTAATGTAATCATAAACAATGACACAAGGATTACCTCTTCCGACTTTAGAAAAATACCACCTCTTAACAATGGAGACAACTTCCTCGATTGGCTTTCCAGACACTTGTAAATGATCAACTTGATTTTGAATTTTTAAGATGTCTGATTTCTTTTCTTGAAATTTCTTATATAGCTCATTACTCTTTTTCCAGTTACCTGTCTCTAGATGCCAAACTGAAATCCCCGTTAGAGACGAAGCTATCCTAAACTTCATATCTAAAGTGGTCATTTCTGTGTCTAAAACTAAAGCCCTACATCCTTTGTTTAAACTTGTTACCTTAATAGCTAGATCATTGAGAATAGTCGTTTTTCCATGTTTTGGCCGACTGACAAAAGCGTAAATGTTTCCGGGCCTGATTCCGCCATAAAACCTATTAAAGTTGGGGTGAGGGGTAATTAATCCAGTTTCTAAGATCGGATTGTTTCCCCGTTCTTCGATTATCTCGATGACGTTGGAGGTGATGTCTTCCGGCTTGTTATTGGCGCTAGTGTATGCGCAAATTTTATTATTATATATCTTATCAGACTCAGTGATGATTTCTTCAATTGGTTTGTCGGCGCAATTATTAGCAAACTTTTTAATCGACTCTCCGGTTTCTTCAATCTCTCTCCTAATCCTAAATTTTAATAACTCCTTAGACCCCTCTATTAAGCCAGGCCTTGTAGTGGGAATAAGACAAATACTATTAACATAATTAAAAATATCAATAGCTTGATCTTTAAAAGTAATTCCTAAGTTTTTAGCTTTTTGAGCTATAAGGATTTTATCTACTGATTCTCCCTTATTAAACGTCTCTTTAAAAACGCAAAAAATAGTATAATGAACTTCATTAACAAAATCATTCTCATTGATAAAACTTTCAATATCTGAAAAAGCATCTGGATGTTTGATCAGTCCAGAGAGGACATACTTTTCTATTTGGAGCGAGTAGATTGACATTGCTTAAAGGGTGATGTTATATTTATCTTTAAAAAACTCAGGGCTTATGGACTTAACTTCGTGATCGTAAATTTCAACTAAAGTAAATTGATTTAAAGTAAGCCAAGCTTCTTTAGCGACGTCTCTCTTGATAGACCGCAAGTAATTGAGCCTAGACTCTCCGTGAAAAAACTTATTAAATTTTGAATGTTGAGATCCGTTAACTTCTACGGCAACCTTGCTCGTAAAGTCTAAAATGTCAACTTTCATTCTTGATCCGAACACGGGGAACTCTTCGTAGACAATATGATTTTTCCAATATTGTTTTAAGAATTGTTTTATTTGAAATTGAATCTTTGACCTAGACGGGCTGTCCCATTTTATCAAATAATTAGAAACATTTTTACTTACGGTCTTTCCATAAATATTTAGCAATTTCATCTTTTTAAGACGCTAATGAATTTGTTAAATAGATACTGGGTAATTTTAGGGTTTTCTTCTAAGAAATTCTTAAGGTGAGTTTCTCCATTATGCTGCTTTGGAAGTTCTAACCCATTGTCAGCAAGCTCTTTAACAATCTCGTCGGTAATTGTAATCCACGCCCCCTTAGCGTGAGCAAATTCCCAAGCTAGAAGCTGATCGACGATTTCGTATTCTATCCAAACACTGGTTCCGCTAGTCCGGCTGTATTTAATCGGATACCGGACTTCTCTCCCAGACTTTTCGTTGGGGGTTTTTTTAAAGATAATCTTGCACCAGTGCCCAATCGGGTTGCCGTCTTTGGCGGCTCCAGCGTAAATGAGATCGCTTTTCCAACGTTGTTGGAATTCCATTATCCAATCAGAGTAATGCAAAGCTGCGTTACCGCCGCTAGCGTTTGTGACTTTAGGATCACCCTTCTCGTATTGATTGATTTTGATTGTAGCTCTGACTTGAGACACTAAGAAGCAGATGTGGCCGCGAGAAGAGAAAGCTGCGGCCATTTTCCGGAGCAAGTCTGCCGTAAGCAGTGCCGCTCCGGCAGTTTTGTTTGCTTCTATAGCTGATTTTTGCAAATCGTTTCTCGGCACGAGGGCGTCGAGACTGTCGATAATAAAAAAGTAAAGTAACTTATCATCATTGTCTTTAATGAGTTCTCTCATCATGTCTGTGACAAATTCGTAATCGTTAGTGGGAACGACTTTCCACTTTGCGGGGTCAGTGTCTACTCCAGATCGTGCGATCATAGAGTCGCTCAGCCTACCTTCCGATTTAATGTAAACGACGCAGCCTTTTTCTGGGTGGACTTGTTGAAAGTTTTTAGCAAAAGCAAGTGCGTTGCTGGTTTTGCCACCTTCGGTAACTCCAGAAGACCTTACTATCCCAGGCCTGATGCCGCCACCCATTTCAATATCTAAAGTTAAACTACCGCTACTAACAGAGTAGTCTACAGGCACATCAAAAGCGTAATGATGATCTTTGTTCTTTTGAAGAATACTATCTAAGACTTTTAGTTTATTATTCCCCGATGGGGAACTGCTCTCGTCTTGAGCTTCTCTTTTTTGTTTTGCCATATTATTTTGAAATACTGCTGCTCGAACAGAAGGGTGTCAAGAAAATTACAAGGCTACCTGAATAGAATGTGTTATATTTTGTTTAATTTATCTGCAAGTTCTAACAGATTGGCAACTTTAACCTGAGAGTGGATTCCTACATAAGTACCATTATTGTGTAAAAAAATAGAATTGGGATAATTGGAATGGTCTGAGAAATACTCTTTAACGCACGTCTGGTAACCTAAAAAACCAGAGACTATTGGTCGGTATTCTATTCCCAAGCTTTGACATAGTTTGATGATTTCTGATTTATTTGAATGTTTTGAAATGATAGGCAAACAAAACGGGACATCTAAGCTAAGGGGTCTCTCTTCGCAAAAATAAAACTTGTCTTTGTCAAGACTTTCTTTGAATATTTTATATAAATTTATTCTTTTTTCTTTGTATTTATTTATTCTATTAAAGTCTAAGATCCCAATAAACGCATTGAGGTCGGTGCTTCTAAAATTGTTCCCTAGAGAATAAAAATCAAAAAGAGCATCTACCGAATCGTTCCTATATTTAGTATCATCTACGCCGTAGGGAGCTAAGCTTCTTGTCATCCCGTGATTTCTTTGCATTAAAAAATATTCAAACTCCTCCTTTGAGTTCGTGAATATAAACCCGCCCTCAATAGATTGCAATTGGTGCCCGAAGTAGGTGGATGTGGACGACGTGAAGTAAGATGAAACATTTTCTTGATTAAATTCTCCCAGCGTATTCTCGCAATTATCAAAGTAAACCCTAACGCCATACTTATCTTGAAGTCTTTGGTAGAAACCCATGTCGGGAGAAAACCCAATTAAAGAAGTTGGGAAAATGCAGGCAATTTTTTTTTGGTTTTTTACAACGAAGTTTTCTAGCGTAACCTTGTCTATAGAGAGGTCTTCCATCGAAACATCAATAAAGTGAGGCTCAAACCCCTCTCTTATCCAAGGAGAATAGGAGGTTTGCCAAGTCGTAGACGGAAAGATGACTAGATTTTTTTTTGCGAAATGTTTTGATGAGTCTTTTACGTATTGAGCCATCAACATGTTAGCTGTCGAACCACTAGAGACAAATACTGCATACTTGCTTCCAACGTATTCCGCCATCAACTTTTCAAATTCTATGACTTTGGTATTTTGAGTCCATTTATTCTTCCTATCCAGAATGAAAGAGGCGATTCTAATCTTATCCCAAAAATTAAAATTATTAATATTAAGAGGCCAATTCATGTTTTTTGAGAATTCTTATTAAGTTTTCAGCCGTGTCAGACCATTTCCACTGATTTATTATAGGACTCCTTAAATCTAAATTCTGATAAATACTCCAATTTACATATATATTTTTTAGTAATGAGGCGTATTCTTCAACATCAAAATCATAAAACCTAGGCTGCTCAGAGTAGGAGAAGCTGCCGTAGCTATTGATTAAGCCCCACTCGTCGCATAATTCAGGAAGTTTTTCTGAAATATTAACTTCTTTTGAAGGTTTGATTAAAATTCCATAATTTTTATTTACTAAAATATTAGTCGGGGAAAAGTCTCCCGTTACAACCAAAGCCCCACACGCGGACATTTCGTGAAGTGGAAATCCCCAAGAGGTCATTCTCAACAGATTCAGGCCGACGTGAGAGGAGGAGTATAGGTCTCTAATTTCTTGTCTTGTGAATCTTCTTGAGACGTAAACGATTTGAGACCCTTTGTCTTGGAATTCTTTTATTTTATTTATTAAGGTGGGATTGTTCTGGTTTGTGTCTTTTATAATTAGTTGAATATCGGGATTATTTTGAAAAGCTGAGTGAAAAGCTCTCACTGTTAAATCCAATCCAGATCTAACGTTACTGTTGTTTACGTGAATAAAAGTAAATTTTTTATTTTTTACAATTGTTGGTTTCCAAAAGTCTGTGTCGCATCCGCAATGCAGCGTCTCGCACTGAATTCCTTCTTTTTTATACAAATCAGAAACTTGATCACTCATTCCTAATAGTATTTTATTCTTTCCCTTCAAGGATTCAATATGAAAGTTAGTTAGCTTATTGATTGTTTCCCATACTGTGATGTAAAACATTTTTTTTCCAGAGAACTCTTGCGTAAAATTGAGACTGGAGGGAACGCCAACCCACTCCGAGCCTCTTAAGTCGGAGTATTTATTTATTTTTTTTAACTCGTTGTTTATTCCGTAGTTGATGACGGAAAAAGATCCGTGATCGTCCGAAAATATCGGGTCGGACATAAACCTTGGGTCGTCTTCATAAAGATGAATCATATTCTAGGAATTAAAATTATATTACCTGACCTCGTTGAAAAATCTTTCCTCCTTGCTTCGCGACGGTTATCGTCTCTCACGGCGTCATAATCCATTTTTTCAATTACATCAAATAAAAGCTCCGACACTAGCCTCTCATGCCACCATTCGATAAAGTATACTGGCTTATATTCTTTCGAAAATGAAAGTAGATTTTCTAAAATCAAAAAATCCGTTCCCTCAGTGTCTATTTTTATGAATCGGATTTTAAAAAGATTTTCCTTATAATGGTTGTTTAAAAAAGAATTCCCGTTTACGAACCGGAGCCTGCAATTAGTAAACCTGCCTTCGTTAGCAAAAAGATGTTCGTCTATTATCCCCCCGTTATCTAAAGAGGGACTTGTGCAAAAATCTTTTTCACAATCGCGATCTAGTATTCCAAAATTGTGAATCTCAAAATTTGATAAATGAATGTTATTATCGATGTTGTGTTTTAGCCAGGCTATCACTGGGGAAGGTTCAAATGCTATAACTTTACCGCTTTGCCCCGCAAGATAACCCATGGCGAGAGTCGAGTCTCCAGAACTTGCCCCCACGTCAATTACCCAATCCCCCTCTTTAATAAAGTCGGTAAATTTCTGCCCGAACTCCTCAAGCTCTCTTTCGTAGTTGCTATGAATTGGGTGTTTATAATTGTTGAATTTCATAACGTAACGCTGTTCATAAGGATCTGTAATCTTGAAACACTATTTTCCCAAGTAAATTTTTGAGCCTCAACAGATCCGAGCTTGCTGATTCTATCTCTAAGAGCCTTATCTTCTAACATCTCTCTCATTTTTTCTTTTACGCTTTGTTTTTTAGGTATGGACCACTTGGGCGGTTTTACACAATAGGATGGATGAAATAAATGATTTCTTAACCCGATTTGGTCCGCTTGAATTATATCGTTTTCAGTGAAGAATTCCAAACAAAAGTCAACATGGAGAGCTGATAATCTATCTACCGTGTAGTCTCTTGGGCCAGCGTAAGGAATAACTATCAATGGAGTCCCAGAGCTCATACACTCTATAGTTCTCAAGTTCCACGTACTGCTTTTGTTTAAACAAATTGCAGCATCGGCACTGTAGTAAATATTTTTTTCTTCCTCGAAGTCTTCTAGGTCTCTGTCGTCATGAAGTATTTCGACGCTATATTGCAAAGCTTTGTTCTGAACCCAAGTCTTAAACGTCGCACAAGCGCCTCGATCACGAAGGTAAAGTTTTATAGATTTTTCATTTTGGAACTCTTCGCAAAAACTTTCGACAACGAGCTCCAGTCCGCCTCTCGAATTCGATTCACCCACGCCAAGAAGCGTAAATTTGTCAGTTGGTTTTTTTTCTCGATATTTCCAAATCTGAGCGTCTACCCCTAGTGGGAAATAAGCAGACAATGCAGCGGGATAACCAGACTCTAATATAAAATTTAAATTATCCCTTGAAACTCCAAAAATTGGTTTGGGATACGAATTTTCAAGAATAAATCTGGGGAAAATCATTTCATAAACAATAATAATTGCATGTGGATTATGTCCGTGGTGATTACCGACACAATCGTAGACAATCCTGCGAGCTTTGTCGCTGTAAATGTCTAATTTTTTAGCGGCGTTATTTAAGCTTGATATGATAACGTCGCTACTGCAAAATTTTTTATTATTAGGATCCCCTAAGATTTTAATTTTTTCCATTTTAAGATTCTCGGCAAATACTAGTGAGGCAACCTAATACAGAGTTAATCATATTCTCTTCGCAATGATCTAACCCTGCGTCATAGCAATCTCGTTGGGAAATTTTATCCCTCGCTTCCCAAGCTTTTACAAAATCTGATTCGTTTCTTATGAAAAATCCATTTACGTTTTCCTTAATGAAGTAGTTCCAGCCTCCAACGGGAGAGGCTAATATCCCACACCCGTAGCTGGCAGCTTCCTTCCCTGCTAGCGTAGCGGAAATAGGATAATTTTGAAGCTGCGTGTTCAGTTTGGCTCTCTTGTAAAATTCAGATTTAGTTTCAGAATTTATGACTCCTAAATAAAAAGTATTTTTATTGTCTATGTAATTCATTAATGGATACCCAAGCTCAATTGGTCCAGCAAAATAAGTTTTAATGCTGTATTTTAAAGCAAGTTGAGCCACTTCAACTGACCGGTAACTGGAGAAATTTCTGGAACATTGGAAGACTATATCTTCCTTGGGAAACTCTTTAAATGGTTCGAATTTAGGTCCAATAACGATTTTAAAAATCTTATGTGGACCTGTCATTTGAGGTTCTTGACAAACGGTGTCAAAAAGTAATACGTTTTTATTTTTCGGATTAACAAATTCCCGCCACCCGACGGGCCACACCGCTTGATTCTTGCTTCTGCACTCACTCAAATTTAAATAAACATAAGAAAAGTGATGTAAAAATATATCATATTCATCAGCATTAGAGATGTATTTTTTGATACTTTCTCCATTTTTAATAGCTTGTCTAGAGTCGCTGTCTAATGCAAAGCATTGATTTTGCTTTGATAGATCAATATTCAAAAAAGATTTAGGATTCGAGTATATATCGAATGTTTCAATTTTATACAATAAAGCTGACGCGATGACTCTGCCTCCTCCGTATTTTTTAGGCGAATGATGATAATCCTCTACGGTGTCATCAAAATTCATATCGATATAAGCTATTTTCACTTTCGCTAATGCTATTTTCTTCGAGAAACTAGGTCCATAATTATATCATTAGGATTCATTTCTTTATAGAAAAGGTTTTCTATATCTTTAATTTGATAATCATTGTAATATTTAGGGTTAATATACCAATCTTCGAGATATTTCTTACCGGCGAATGCTAAACCAACATTCTCTACTATCATTTTATACGGTTTGTTTTTCATAAAAGAGACTAGAGCGTCTTTTTGATATTGACCGTGGGGGTTATATAAATCATGTTCGATAGTTAAAATCCTAAAGTCGAAGTCTTCGAATGGAAATCTTGACAAAGCTTCGACGCAAGGGTCTTGAATTGAGCCAGTGGGGTCGATATCTATAGAAAGATAATCAATTACTTTTGGGCAATGTAATGCAATAAAAAGCTTTTTATAATCAATATCGAACGCATTAGCCTGTATGACGTGAGACTTCGGTCTAAACCTTGTAGCTTCTTGAACGTAATCCGAGCGCATTTCGAGTAAGATTCCCGTCCACCCAATTTCTTCCAACCATGCGTTGTTAGACGCGCAGGGTTCCCCCTCTCCATTGCCGGCTCCAATGTCAACGTAATAACCGTTCCGAGATGGGAGCAGCAAGTTGACGAATAAATCTTGTTGTGATAGTGCCATAAATTATTTTCCTTCTATTAAAAACTTAGGTAAGGGGAAAATAAATTTGGTGCCATTGTTAATTGCGTCAGTTTCTCTTTGCAGGATTTCGTTTTTAAAATGCCAAGGACCGACTAAGTAATAATCCGGTTTCATTTGTTTACTTTCCTCTTCTGAAATTATTTTTATTCCGTTTAAGGTCTCCGCACCAAATTTTTCAGAGCTTCTTTCGGCGGCGTATTTTATATATTTACTCGTATCGTCCCCAAGGCAATACCCTAAAAGAACATTAACCTTAGTTGAGGCTCCATATAAGTGTATTGTTTTTTTATTCTTTAAGACTTCTTGATTTAAGAATTTAACTAATTCATTTTTTTGATAAATTATTCTATTCTTAAAATCTTCGTAAATTTTATCCTCATCAAGAGCCATATCAAACTCCTTAAACCGCAAACGCATCAGAGCGTCGCTTCTCTCTTGAGTATCGTAGTCGAAGTTATTATTTTTAACTGCGTAACAGCAAATGCTTCCGCCGTTTATGTCGTTTGTTTCTGCGTATATAAGCCTAAGACCAGCTTTTTTTAAAAGATGTTCAATTGGAGCAATATGATAATGTTCGAGATGCTCGCTGCAAAAGGTGTCGTAACATAAATTTTCAATAACGTCTACGAGGTATGCCATTTCAAAAATCCACACACCTTTATCAGATAAAAGCTTTTCAATGTTTACACAGAAGTCTAACGGATCATCTAAGTCATAAAAACAAGCTATCGAAGTAATGATATCAAAAGACTTGAGTAAGTTATCTTTTTCCATCTCTGGGCAGGGAAATAGATCGTTGTAAATTTTAATGTTTGGATATTTTTCTTTAGCTTTCTTGGTAATGTCTGAGGGATCTACTCCGTATAACGAGACTCCCTCTCCGTAATTTAAAAGCAGGGTGGCGTCGTTCATCGCTATGTCCAAAACTTTCCGAGGACTCTTTATCATCCTTGTCGCTTTATCGACAATAGACTTGAGGTGGTCTCTCATCGTTTTGCTGATATTTGACTCGTACCAATAATTTGAATACATGATTTTCGGTGGAATGGTGTGTAAGGTCTGAACCAGTCCGCAGGCATTTTCGTTTTGAGATACGTCACACCTCGCAATTTTATTAGGAATCTTACGTAGAGAGGTTTGGCCTTTTCCTTCTTTGATAAAAGACCCCTGTAGGTGTTGATAACCTAAATCAATAATTTCTTTAAGATGCGAATTACCGCAAATCCTACAGGTTTGTCTGTATTTGATATTCATTACGTTTAGATAAAATTTGATTTTTCAGTTGTTCATCCACAAGAATATAGGAAATAGTATGAGTAACTCCATAATTTTCATGCTCTCTCTCTCCTCTGACTAAGTTAAGAAAAATCGAGTCTTCAAGAAATACCATTGCGTGAGCAACGTTTGGTTTAATGACAGCGATGTCCCCAGCTCTAATGACGCGAGTTTCTATATCTGTGTTTTTGTAAGATAAATCTTTAACAACGCTAACGTAGGAACCTTTGATCAGAAGACATTTCTGCTCTTGGATTGGGTGGTAATGATTCGCCCTCACTGATCCAGATTTAGATTCAATATAACCAATAAGATTAATTGGTTCCGGAAGTTCGTAATTGCTAATTTTTCCCCGGTCATCTACAAATTCTTTTTGACCATGCATGACATATTCAAGGTCTGAATTTTGTGTTTTTTCAGACCACTTTTCTATCATTTCCTCTATAGAATCTTTAAGGTTATAAAGAAATTTGAAACCTGTATTTAAAAGCTTCTTGTTTGAGAGTGTGTATCCAGCATTGGGAATTTCGTCATTGGTTGTTTGTATCTTCGTTTCAGGCTTATAATTTTTACATATTTCAGCAACGTCTTTCACGGTAACATTCTCACTTGTTAAATGGAACGTCTCGTTTAGAATGCTTGAATCTGCCATAAACTTAAAACACCTAGCTGCATCAATCAAAGATACGAGACTTTTATATTGGACTCCACCTGAGAATAGTTTAATGGTTTGATTTTGAGACGCCATTTTAGAAAAAAGATTTGGCATAATCCCAATCCTCATTGTGTCGGTAGAGTATCCATAAACCGAACCTAGTCGGAGAATGATATATTTTTTACCAGATTGCTTAATGTCTTGTTCGTTTTGGCATTTACTTTTTGAATAAGTTAGAATGGGACAAGTTAGTTCATCTTCAAAAATATTAAATTTAGTTTCAGCAAACCCTTCGTAAACTACATGGGTGGAAGGGAAAATGAATTTACAATTATCAGAAATAGATTCTAAAATATTGTTTACACCGACCAAAGCGGTGTTAATGATTTGTTCATCTTTTTCAGGATCGGCGTCCGTTCTTGTATAGGCAACATCTGTTATTCCAGCTAAGTGAATGACTATGTCAGCACCTTTTACAATAGACTGGATAACATCTTTATTTAAGATGCTTGTTTGAATAAATTTAAAACCCCAACTCCTAAGTTGGTTCACTCTCTCGGAAATAAAACGATTGTCTATGACGGTAACGTCTTTATATCTGGTTTCGCCAGAGTAAATCTTACACAGTTCGGATCCAATATATCCCAAACCGCCAGTGATGATAATTTTTTGCCTATTCATTTCATTAATCCTCTTGGGTTTCTGTCTAAAAATTCATTTTTCCATTTTGGGGAGATTACAAAAGTTGATCCTTCTGGAACAATTTTCCCATTGATACCGCCGCCGCAAACATGTTCAGAGATACTGAAGTCGGAAATGCTAACCATTGGAAACTCTTTTGAGATATCTCCATCAATAGCTTGAATATAAAGCTCTCCGTATTTTGATATTGCGCTAGTCATCCACCCATCTGAAGCGGTCTTCCTTGCGTCGCGAGTCATTCCTTTGTGAAAAGATCTATCAATCTTTTTCCAAAAATCTCCCCTTGGCACAATGTCGTGATCTTCGAGATAGGAAATTGCTATTTTAAGTCTTTTCCAATTAATAATCATACAACCACAACTATTGCTGACGCCTTGAATATTAATATTGCCGTTTTCCGTGCTTATGTCAAATGGTTTATATAGATATTCTCTTGAGTCTAAATCTTTACCAGTTACTTCTACCATTATTTTTGGAAATGTATTGTGAGTCTGGTTTCGATTATACATGTCTGGATGATCTGTTCCGGCGATAGCCAAAGTATTTGGGCAGGCGTTGAAAACCGAAACGCAGTCTTTAAGCCAGTCTTTTCTCCAAATGTAATCTGATTCAATTACGCAGGCAATATCCAATTCGTCGTTTTGACGTATTAAATTAAATATTCTTTCAAAGGAATAACCGACTCCATAATTGCACCCGTGAATTAAAAGATTGATTGGAAATTTTTTAGAAGAGCATGATAAATCAAGAAGGGAGGATTTTAACTCCTTTTCTGATCCATCATCTATTATCCAAACTTCATTTGGGGAAATTTCCGTATTTGCAAATAAGGAATTAATGCTTTGACTAAGAATTTGTGGACGATTAAAAGTGAGAATGTAAAATGAAATATTCATACTATTTTAATAGATGGCATTGGTATAATAAATTTTCCCTTGTAGTCTTGATTATTTTTAATAATCGTATCCGACATATTCCAAACGGATACTATGCAAAAATCTGTTGGATTTTCTTGGAAAAATTTCTTGCTGACAATCGGTATTTTAAATCCTGGGGAATATTTCCCTTGTTTGAGTGGCGAATCTTCAACAACGTATTTAATTATGGAACTGTTTAATTTAAAGACTTTGCTAAATAAAGTAAATTTAGCAGGGCACCCATAACAACAAATAGTTTTATTATTTTCAATTGCTTCTTTTAAGATGCATTGAATTGCATCTGATAAATCTTTGATTTTTTTATCAAACTCTACATATGTCTGGTCGTCGTAAAGACCAAACGACTCTTCTGAAGAAAGAAACTCGTAGACAGAGCTTTCGATTGGTATTGATTTATTACCTTGTCTTTTCGCAAAAATTCTAAAAGACCCTCCCTGAGTAGATACTCTTTGTATGGAGAAAATCTCTAATTGGTAATTATTTAAATACTTGATAAGGGGTTTGATGCCGTAGTATTGAAGATGCTCATGGTATACTTGATCAAAATATAATCCCTTAATCGTATCGAGAAGGTAAGCGTTCTCGAAAATAAAAATACCATCATCTGTGAGGAGTTGCAATACCCCCTTAGTCATGCTGTCAATTTCTGCGACGTGAGCGAATACGTTATTCGCGCATATCACACTCATCTTCCCGTTTTTTTTCCCAATGTCTCTAGCGGTCTCTTCATTAAAAAAATTATTTATAATCTTAGCCCCAAACCCTTTAGATCTCTCCGCTATATTCGAAGCAGGGTCTACGCCGTAAAGATTAATTAAACCCAGCCTAAGGAACTCCCTTAATAAGATTCCGTCATTAGATCCAATCTCTAAGACGCTCGAGGACTCCCCCAGCCCCAGCTTTAAACAAACTGTAGATGCGTATTCAGAAAAGTGTTTAATTAAACTCGGAGAGTCTGAACTAGCGTAAGAATAATTTGAAAATAAAATTTTTGGATCAACAGTCTCTTTCAGTTGGACATGCCCGCACTCGTCGCACTTAACGACAGTAAGTGGGTATTGGTTTTCCAATTCTTGCTTCTCTGACGGGTAAGAATTTGCAAGCGGGGTTGACCCAAAATCAATAACAGTCTTAATCTTTTCACTCTTACAAAGTCTGCAATGGGTGATATCTTGATAATTTTTATTAGTCATAGCTTAAGATTGGTCTAGAGACGTTGTATTTTAAATAAAAGCTATCGTTTAATTTTAAACAATTATTTAATTCATCCCACTCGTAAGAACAGGGTCCATATCTTAAAGCTTGAAAGCGTAATTTTCTTTGTAGATACTCTTTCGTGCCGACCCAGCTATAGTGCTTCGGAAAAACGAGAGCTCTAGGGATAGTCAAGGATGAACATTCGATATCTTTTTTTCCATTATCGTATTCTACGAGTTCGTCTCGATAAAATTTTTTTAATCCTTTGTTTCTATTAACAAACCAAGCTCTAGGAACAATGAAATCATCAACCCATGTAGAGTAGTTGATGCAATAATTTTTGAAATTAACTTTAAAATAATCTACTAAATTGTTTCGTTCAACAAATTTAATAAACTTTTTAATTTCTTCAATTTCCCACAGTTCGTCAACATTCACCATTATGAGCAAATCTACGCCGTGCTTTTTGAGCTGCGTTAAGTTATTCGTCCACATATCGTATTCTTTTTGTGGTGAATCGTAAATTATCAAATCGTCAATTTTGCCAGCCTCTTGCATTTCTCTTGCCAATTCGCAAGTTCCGTCTGTCGAGTAAATCGGGAAACCCAACTTGTGGGTCTCATCGAAACAGCCATGACTAAAACAAATTTTTATATCTGAAATTTCTGGACATAAAGACTTGTCGTTTTTAATCTCATTCCACGGATCGAAACATCTCGATAAAAGATCTTTAGACTCGTAGCCAATTGAGGTGATTCCAATTTTCATCTCTAGATTATGATATTGGAAGCGTTCCTATCTGACGCAAGTTTTACTCGAGAAAAATTATTTTTCAAATCTTGAGTAATTGATTCTGGAGATCCTGAAAATTTAAAATTAAATATTCTGCAAAATTTATCACAAGAAATGGCAAAATCATAAACTTTAGATGCAGACTGTTGAGCCTCAATGACCTTAATTTTAACTCCAAGAACTTCCGCCGTTTTCCTTCCTATAGTCTCGACGTTAGAGTTGAATGAAGCTAAATTGTAAACGCCTCTCTTATTGAAGTTTCCAGTCTGGATAATCAGCTCCATCGCCCGACATAAGTCTTTAATGTCGAGGATCGGTCTTCTTACCGTGGGGTTCGATATCACCACCTCTTGATTCGCTTGAGCAGAGTAGAACATTGCATTTATCATAATGTCGTTCCTGACGTGAGGAGAGAAACCGTTAACTGTTCCAAACCTAAGTCCATAATAATTAATCTTATCAAAAATTCTAATATAATGATCAATTTCCGACTTAGATAAGTCGTAAAAACTTCCAGCCACATACTCTTGGCAGTCTTCTGAAACGATGTTGCGATTAACGTTACCGTAAACGCTTGAACTGCTAGCGTAAATAAACTTTTGCTTTTCAGAAATCTTGGTCATTAAATCAACGAAATACTGAACATTATTTCGGAAACACCCTATTAAATTCGACTCGCACATCTTAACGCTAGAATGCCCCGCCAGCAATATGACGTCAGAAAATTTAGAGAGGTATTCTTTAGTTAAGTTTTTAAAATTTTCTTTTAAGTTTAGAACTTCGGGGTTGCCAAATATCTCTAAGTCTACTGAGGTGATATCCATCCCTTTTTCTTTTAGATATCCATAGACTCGACTTCCGATGTAGCCGCAGCCGCCTAATAATAGAACTTTTTGCATATTAAAATTTAAAATAAAGGATCTCGTTCCATTTATTATATCCACTTTCAATGAATTGAAGAATAATTTTCCTATCTACCATAGCCGTTTGTGGGCATGTTAAATTATGATAAACTAAACTAGCGACGTTTTTTGCAGCGGTCTGCATCGGAACGCATTCCTCATAATCTTCTTTCCACCTCGACATCCACAGGATATTTTGAAATTTAGGATCTAAGATCAGCCTTGGAATCCCCAAGTGGTAAGCTAAGTGACTAGGCCCATTGCATGAGAATATCCCATAAGAACTTTTCTTCAGAAGGTCTAGCGAATCATTAAAACTCAACACTTGATCTATAACAACGTTTTTAAGAAAAGAAACTGAAAAATCTGATTGATACTCTATCTGTTTTACCCATTTTTTAATAAACGGAAAGTATATAGTATAATCAGGGAGTTTCTCAGCTAATGAATTAAGAAGTAATGGAATGTTTTTATACATATGATCTGCTCCATTACTGCTTAACCCGCAGTAAATGATCTTTTCTTTGATGAGCGGGTTGTCGGCGAAAACTCTTGTTTTTTTTATTATTTGTGGAGTTAGTCCGTATTCGTTATATTTAAAACTCAACGGATTCAAGAAGAGGAGATCGGGAACATTAAATGTGACGGAGTTTGAATTATATTTATTTTTTATATAATTTAAAACTTTAAGATCGTGTTCGACAGCGTTGTGATTGGCGACGCTTTCGTCTACATTCTCCAAATTAAAAATTTTTCCGGCGACGTGATTCAATGGGTTAAAGACTTCTGGTCTGGCAGATATTAAATTTTTATGAAGCACTCCTTGCCGCGTTAGTAGATAGGAGATTTGCAAAGATAGGCAGCAGTCTCCGATACCGTGTCCGCCAATATTTAAAAGGGCTTCACTCACGTCGATAGTAGTTGCATTATAGCGTTAGAGATATCTTCGGGTTTATGTTGGTTGATATACTCTTGAGCCGCATCGGGATTGTAGAACGGAGACAATCCAGCCATGTCGGGGATAAAAATTTTATACATGTTTAAATCTCCAAAATACGGCCTACAGTTATTAAAATTGATACTTCCACCGAATAAGATTACCATGGGCTTTCTATAATGGTCAGAGAGGTGCATGCAAAAACTATCAATCCCCAACAAAAGGCTACATTTATTTATTATGAAAGCTGTTTGACTAAAGGATGAAGTTTGTATTTTTAAGCAATGATTATAACTTATATCAGATGAGTCTATTTGAATTATTGATATTTCTTTAGACTGCAAGAATGGATGAATTAAATCAATAACCTCTTGCCATTTATTATAAAATTTTCCTAAGCCTTTCGAGTGGGGATTGAATACAATAAACTTTTCTGGTAAATTAGGACAATGACATTCTTTAATTAATGGTTTTTCAATTTTAAGCCCGCAAGACAAAGCGTATATTTCAACAATGTGCATAGTCAGTATTTAAGATCCAAAGCAATTCTATCTTTACCGTTATGCGTATAAGTTATTATTCTTTGAGTTTGGATATGTGGAATTAGGCAAATTTCAAACAGTCTAGGGCGCGGCCCAATCCCTTCCATAGCAAATATATTATCCATTTCCGGCTTGTAGTCAATAATAAAATCTATATAAGGATTGCCTTCAAGTATGCATTGATACATTGGGTTGGTTGCAAAATATATCTTGTAATCAGGATACGTTTCTCTTAAACTCCTAAGAAGAGATGTGCAAAGTAAAACGTCACCAGCTCCCTCGGGCATTACAAAGAGCAGATTGTTCATCTCGAATTGAAAAGACCCAAGAAATCTTTTAAAGAGTTTGGTTTTTTATTAATAGATACTTGCTCCGCCACTGGGCGGTCTTCCAATTCTATACGGTCTTTTCGAAAAGATGTTGATTGGTATCTTTTAACGTCGTCAATGAATTTCTTCCCAGCTCGCGAGATAAACCAAGCCAAAGAATTTAATCCTATCATTCCCTTCATGGACATGAAAAACTCAAAATTGTATTTTTTAACAAGGCTCGTTGCGAGCTTCATCTCTCTCGGCCAGTCAATTTTATCATAATTTTTTTCTATGATGAAAGCCGCAATGATTTGTTGCTGTTTCGAGATAGCCCTCTTCTTTAAGATTTTCGCAACTTTGGTTTTTTTAGGCTCCATGTTTAATGGTGAGGGGTCTTTCTTCAGAAGTCAAGATGCTTATATCATTTTTAACCATTCTTGAGACGAGTTCTTGGAAAGAGATTTTGGGTTGCCAGTCAAGTTCTTTCCTGGCTAAAGAGGAGTCTCCTAACAAAAGATCTACTTCCGCCGGTCTGTAAAATTTAGGATTTATTTTAACTAAAACAGAAGACTTTACGTCGTGTTCTTCAACTAAATAGTTAGCAATAGAGAACTCTTCGCTTGACCCGTTTCCATGCCAACAGCCTTCAATATTTGCGTTTTTAAACGCTAAGTTAACGAACTCTCTGATTGAATGACTTTCGTTACTAGAGAGGATATAGTTTTTAATTGGAGTTTTTTGATTAAGCATCTTCCAAATCCCCTCTACGAAATCTTCAGCGTGACTCCAGTCTCTTTTAACGTCTAGGTTGCCAAGTTCTATCGGACTGAATGAGTGTTTATTTTTTATAGCTTGATTGATTCGAGCAACTCCTTTTGTGATTTTTCTCGTCACGAACTCTTCCCCTCGTCTTTCTGATTCGTAATTAAAACACCAACATTGAATAGCGTATAAGTTATAGCTTTCTTTATATACTTTAACAATTTGTCTTGCTGCGACTTTTGACGCTCCGTAAGGACTTCTGGAAGAGGGCGGGTGATTTTCGTCTTGAGGCGTATACTTAACGTCCCCGAACTCCTCGGAAGATCCAAAATTTAAATACTTTGTGTGTGGGGAGCATTTTCTTATAGACTCCAACTGCCTTAGAACACCGAGACAATTATATTCAAAGTGTTGTTCTGGGCATTGCCAACTTGTTCCCACGAAGCTATTGGCGGCAGAATTAATAAAATAATTTGGTTTATATTTTTCAATTAATGAGGATATAGAGTGGGAATCTCCTAAATCCATTATCTCTAAAATAAAATTAGAATTTACTATATGCTTAATATTCTGAGTATTGGGGACGCTTAATCTTCTTGTAGCTCCGATGACTCGAATGCCTTTTTTTAATAAAAAATCAGCAAGATAAGAGCCCATTTGTCCCGTTACTCCGGTGACTATTGCGACTTCATCTTGTTTAGTTTTATCCATATTATTGATTTTTAAATTTTACTAGTGACTATAGCATTAATAATTCACTAGATGAATATATTTTAGGTAAGTCCAGAACGATTTCAAGAATATTATTTTCTTTACAGAATACGGATTCTGAGGGTTCTAGGTTTCCGGCTTTTCGATCTCCGCTATTAAAAAGGGAGATGGTTGAATTGGGATTTTCTAGTTTAATTTTTGCTAAAGTGTTGACTTGAGCTTTGTCCGAATCTATAGAGATTATGCATTCGTCAACAGCTTTTAAATTTTGCATTATTTGTTGTCTATGAGCTTCATTCATGAACGGTTTGCTTTTCTTTAAGCCTACCTGTAGGTCGCTATTTACTATAACTATCAAATACTTACATCGTTCTTTAGCCTCGTTAAGGTATTGTAAGTGCCCTAAATGTAGTGGGTTAAAGTATCCAGAAGCTATTCCAATTTCTGATTTGTTTTTTATTTTAGCTCGCCAATCTAAGGCGTTTATAGCCTTGTCGTCGATGAAGAGATCGACATTGGGTTTACCTTCATCAACTAGCTCATGATACTTAACACCCCAATTGCTTAGTTGGCTAATCGTAAGGTCGTGATAATCTCGGCCAGATCCGCGACCTCTAGCTGTAAATATGATTATATAATGCCCGTGTTGATGTAGAATATTTATATTATCTACAACATCTTGGAACGGAAGACTTTTAGCATACTCCCCGCTGTTAGTTAAGGAGCAAATTGTTCCGTCTATATCAAACGCATATCTCACAACGACACGACTCCTTTTAATCGAACAACTTTAGACCCACACTCGTTGGCGAACGCAATCGCAGACCGGACATCCTCAGAAAGCCCGTATTTATAAATAAGACCGGCAAAAAAAGAATCTCCAGCGCCAGACACGTCTCTTACCTCAACCTTTTCAACTGGAAAATTCTCCCCGTTAAAAAAACATCCTTCTGATCCTTTTGTGTAGATTGTTTTATTAAATAAATTTTTAGGCATTGTGTTTTTTGATCTATCGAATTCTTCTTCGTTTATTTTTATATATTTGCAATTATTAGCCCATTCTCCGAGTCTTTTTTTGCTATCTAAAAATACATTTTTGTGATTGTTACATATATATTCCACGTCTTCTTCTTTAAGGAATCCTTTATCATAATCTGAAATAGCAATTAAATCATAATCTAAAGATAGCTTGCTAACATCGCATCTTTGCACGTCGCCCTCCCCGGCGTCAACCCTAATAAACATGTGATTAGTTTGGCTGTGCATGTATCTTGTTTTTGTGTAGCTTTGCCAATTGGGGTTAGTGACGATGTCGCAATGAACATTTAAAGAAGCAATATTTCTTTGAAGGTTTTTAGCCATGCCCGGATTCTGAGTCTTGGATAAGATGTTCAGAACAGGGACGGGGACGTCTGGGCAAAGTCTGCTCACGGAACAGTAGACAAACACGTCCCGGCACGAGTCTCCTATTACAAGAATCCTTTTACTCATTGGTTGATTGCTTGCTTGAAAAACGTAACAACCTCAGAACCTTGCTGAGAGATATTTTTAAATTTAAGAATCTTCATCACCCCATCGCGAATATATTGATTAATAAACATCACGTCTCTTGTGTGATCCTCAAAGTCTCCCACGATACAGAAAGTCGGGATTCGCAACATAGAAGACTGAGTTTTGTAACAGCTATCTGTCCCCAAAAACTTAGAACAGTATTGTACGCAGGCTAAGCAGCAAACAACATCGTCAAAAGAACAAAATTTAACATTATCACTTTCTTTTAGTCCGTAATTAGATAATTCTTTTTCAGAACCAAAGATTAGATAATTAAAATCTTCACTAATTATCTCACTGACGATTGAAGAAGGAATGAATTTCTGCGGCAGGTTGAACGACGAATAGACGTTAGTAGAGAATTGGCTTCCGAATGGGTGAATTCCTATGATTTTTTTCTTTTCCTTAAAAGAATTTACTAAGCGTTCAGCTATCAAAACAGCTTCATTTTTAAAAATTAAATTATTATAAAAAAACCTAGGGCAAACTTCAAAAGGCTTCTCCTCTTTGGAGTCGGCACAAGAAAGAATTTCATCCGTCTGACTGTCGTGATCAGCAATTGTTTCAAAATTATATATTTTTATATTTTCAACACCGAATTCATTGAAAAATTCTTTAGCTTTGCTGAAATGGGTGTGAATATAATACTCTCGATCCAAGTGAGTCATTGCAAAAGGGATAGTTTGTAAAAAGTCCCCAATTCCACCTCTTATGTATACTTTCATATTATTATATTATTTGTTACAGGGTAAAATTATCAAAAGCATTTTCATTAAAAGTATTGTCTATTCCTTTAACGTAGCTGCTTAATTCCGTTTCTTGCGGCGCGACTTGGAGCTTTTTACTGTCGTAAAAGCTGTCCAGCCACCCATTGAGTGGATTAGTTTTAGAGTTAGGATATAGTTTTTTATATCCTATGCTAGTAAGCCTATTGTTAGCGAGCCACTCTACGTAGCTTTTGAGGCTTTCCGCCGTTAGCCCGACTAGGCTTCCCTTACTAAACAAGTAGTCAGCCCAATCCTTTTCGGCTTCGACTGCAATTCGGTAAGCTTCGTAGACTTTATCCTCGTTTTTCTTGACGATATCTTGGAATCCTTCTTCTGGGTTATTAGCCCAATTCTTCATAATTTGCTGAGTGATAGCGACGTGAAGGTTCTCGTCTCTACTGATGAACTTGATGATTTTACTATTGCCTTCCATCTTGCCTCTGTAGCCGAAGTAGAAGCTGCAAGCGAAAGACACGTAAAAAACTAACCCTTCGGTAATTTGAGTAGCTAAAACCGCATCAAATACTTGTTGCTTTACGTCTGCCGATTCTTTTAGAAGAGCGTCGTATTTTTCAGAGATGCAAGTCGCTCGCTTGAGGATTTCTGGATCGTTTAAAACCCCGTCGAAAAATTTAGTTGCATCTGGATAAACGTTGTTGAGAATGTATGTATAGCTGTTGCTGTGAATAGTCTCGAAAAAACTCCACGCATTCATGCAAATCTCCAACTCTGAATTGGTGACGTGCTTCATAAGCTCGTGGATACTCCGACTCAACATGCTGTCAACCATCGTCTGGAACTTGAGATTGCTGTCAAAAACAAACCTTTCAGGGTCTGACAAATTTTTATAATCGCTAATATCTTTAAGCAGCGAAACCTCTTGAGGACGCCAAAAATAATTTAGCTGCTGGTCGTATAGGTCGTAAAACTTTTGATATTTAATTTTATCATACCTCTGAAGAGCCAAATCATCCCCAAGAAACATTGGGTTTCTTAGTTGGTCTATATTTTTTTTATTTAGGACTGTTTTCATAACTTATAAAGAACAAGCTCCTCCCGCGCAATTAGTGTCATTTTCTATTCTTTTTTCTTTTACCGTTGAGTCTTTTGAATCCATCACTGTCTGTTTATCTCCGTCGTCTGTGTTTGCATAGTATAAGTTCTTGATTCCGTATTTGTAAGCCAACAAGATGTCTTTAATAACAGTCTCCACGGGCACTCTGTTCTTTTCATATCTAGAAGGAACATAATAAGTATTAACACTAATGCTCATGTCTGTAAATTTTTGAATTGCTGCTGCTACTTTTAAATAGCCTTCATTACTTGGCATGTCAAAAGCAAAGGTATAATTATCTTTATATTTATCAATATTTGGAACTACGACTGGTAAAATATTACTTTTGCTTCCTTTAAAACTGATAGCGCTACGCGGGGGTTCAATGCCATTAGTGCTACTCTGTATAACGCTGCTCGATTCCACCGGCATACATGCTGTTAACGTGCTGTGTCTCATGCCATATGTCGAGATATCTTTTCTAAGACCTTCCCAATCGCAGTGCAATTTCTCAGTAATAAATTCATCAACATCTCTTTTATAAGTATCAATTGGTAAAATACCTTTACTGAATTTTGTTCTTTCAAATTTTTCGCATTTGCCAAATTCTTTAGCTAGTTCGACGCTGGATTTAATTAAGTAATAACTCATTTTCTCCATCCATTTAGCGACGAAGTTGGGAGCGTTTTTATCCCAATACTTTAAACCTTCTTTTGCTAATAAGGCTGCGAGGTTACTTACTCCAACTCCAAGACTGCGGCGTTTCTTTGCAAAATTTTCAGCGGCAGGAACAAAGTAATTTTGATGATCAATTAATGCATCTAACATTCTTACAATGATGTCACATACATTTTTTAGTTCCTCGTCGTCTTTGATCTCCAACCAATTAACGGCAGCTAAAATGCAAACCCCAATTTCTCCATCGGGATCATTTACGTCATTAATTGGAATAAGCGGGTGTGTTACCTCGAGGCACAGATTGCTCGTATCAACCTGATCTAACCAACTGCCATGTTCATTGGCGTGGTCTACATGCATTGTGTAAATCCTGCCTGTCTCAAGTCTTTCTTTAGCGAGCAGTCCGATCAGTTCCCGTGCTGGAATTTTCTTTTTAAATTTTAAGTTTTTGTTGGCTTCTGCTTTTTCATATTTCTCTTTAAAGTCAGGCAGTCCAAAGCTATTCCAAAGTTGAGGAACTTCATGGTAGCTAAAGAGCGTTACGTCTTGATTCTTTAAAAACCTTTCAAAAATTAGTTTATCTAAGCCGATGCAGTAATCTAATTTGCGAACTCTATTATCATCTGTTCCAGCGTTATTCTTTAACACCATGATGTCCATGATGTCGTAATGGAACCAAGCGAAATTAACAGTGGCCGAGCCGCCTCTAATTCCATTTTGGTGACAGCTTTTTACAATACTTTCAAATACTTTGCTAAACGGAATGGGTCCGGTATGAACGACTTCGCCGTTCCTAATCGGTGCGTTCGTAGCTCGAAGTCTGCTAAGATTCAGGCCGATCCCGTAACGGCTTGCTGTCGCAAAGCCAACAGCACTGCTATTGGCAAAAATGCTGTGAAGAGTATCGTCAACAGAGAACAGAGCGCAAGAGGCGTAGCTTTTTAACGAAGTCCTAACTCCGGCCATGATTGGCGTGGGCAAATTGATTTTGTGCTTACTAAAGTAATTGTATGCTTTTTTAATGTATTCTAATCTATTTTCTTTATACCCCTTAAAGAAAGTCATTGCAATTAATACATAAGCAAACTGTGGGGTTTCGTAAATTTGTTTATTGACTCTGTTTTGAATTAGATATTTGTCGCACAGCTGCTTGATTCCGGCGTATGTGAAATCAAAATCTCTATCATGTTTTAGAAATTCATCAATCTTATCAAATTCATTTTTAGAATACCAAGAGAGAATATTCTCATCATACATCAATCTATCTATATTGGATTTAATGATGTCGTACAATTTGGGTGCATTTTTTCCTCCCCAAACATTTTTTCTCAATTGATAATTTAGCAATCGAGAAGCTACAAATTGATAATTTGGTTTTTCTTCAGAAATTAAATTTGCTGCTGATTCTATAAGCATCGAATGGATGTCTTTAGAGTCCATTCCTTCAAAAAAAGATAAGTGCGCGTTCATAGCGACTTCCTCGAAAGAAACTCCTTTCAGCCCCTCAACTGACCATTGTAAAATTTTATTGATTTTATCTGCGCAAAACTTTTCCAATTTACCGTTGCGTTTTTTAATTGAAATTTCTTTGTTCATGGAATTAAATACTTATAACCTCCCTTGGGGATGGAAAGGTTGGTCTCTGCGGGTCAAGAGTCAAGTCTAACTTGCGGCACTTCGCTTGGTTTCATTTTTTCTTTATACTTCATGCCTCTTCTCTTCTTGGAATATTTATTTTCAGCTTTTGTTCTGACGTCGTCTTGGCCGTTTGTAGACTTTGCCCGTTTATCGCTCAGCTCCTTCGAATAGTCCCAAATTTCGCCAAGCGTTCCTTTCATTGTTCCGGTTTTTTCAACGAATTTCTGAGAAGAAAAAGGGTCTATCTGGGAATCAATAGTAGCATTCGGAACAGTGTAAACCCTTTCAAACACGACTCCGTCTTCGGAATAAGCATGCTCAGCGTTCATCTCTTGAAAGATGTGCTTAATTTTATTAGTTTTAGGATTAGAGAACAGATAAATTGGCATATCAAAGTAAAGATAATAATTTTCTGGCTGTAGTTGAATATTTGAATTCTTCTTGAAGTTTTAAGCCTTCTTCGTTTACGTTGATCTTCTCAAATCTAGAAATAGCCGATTCGCAACCTGCGATGAATTCGTCGTCATTAAAATCAAAGATATTGCCTTGACTATAAGGGGCTCCTTTCGAGAAGAATTTCCCATCGTAGACTTCTATTTTTCCACAAGGATTAACTAAAACAGCGTTTTCTTGATTAGCCCATTCTTTGTAGGCTGACGCATTTAAAATAACAGCATGTTTACCCAAAGCGACTGATTGGAACTCCGGAAGTCCCCAGCCTTCTCCGCCAGACATTCCGATGACGATATCGCCAGAGTTAAGATAGTCATTATATATGGAATTTTTTGGCATTGTTGAGAGAAAAGAAACGTTGAAAACGTTTACCCCCCCAAGGATTTGGGCGAATTCGGCCTTTAAAGCATTTGGATCTTGATAGAAAGGATTGTGAAGAGAGCATTGCAAGGAATATTTTTTATTATTTCCAAATTTTTTTATCCAAGCTTTGATTACTCTCTCGTGATGCTTTCTCTTTTCGAATTTGCCGCAAAGATTAAAGGTGATCCTGCCGTCGTCAAAATATTTTTTATTTGTTCTGAAGAAATGCTTAGAGTCAAAGCCAAGAGGAATCAATGTCGCGTCTATGCCATTGTCGGCGAATATAGATTGAGAACTTTTAGAAGAAACGCAGCAAGTGCTTGATTTTAAAATATTTACTTCTGCTTTTGTTAATTGATCTGTTTCGTGGAAAGTAAATAGAACCTGCTTGTCAGAAAAGCTTTTTAAAGAACCATTAATATGCCAAAGTCTGATTGTTGGTATTTTTCTATTGTGTTTCTCAATAGCATTTTTTTGGTTTTTGCCGATCCAATCGGTGAAACCTTGATCGAAATCGCAAGCAGAAAAATCTACAGGGTGCTCGCTTTCACTAAAAATAGATGGGTTTAATCCCATCGTATAATATTCGTATAATAAATTAAAACTAACTTGCCCAAAACTCAGGCTATTCAATGGAACGTTTACGGCGAATTGCATAAAAAAAACCTACCCATATGATAGGTAGGCTTATGGTGTTTTCTATTTTTTATTACAGGATGTCGTCAACTTCCGCAAGCACTTCTTTCGTTGATGCTTTTGCTGATGTTTTTGCCGGAGTTGAAGTCTTCAATCGAGTAGGCTCCACTGCGGGAGTTGGGATAGAGGACCTGACCTCTGTCTTTTCAGAGATGTAAATTCTAAAATCAGGAGCTTTATCGTTCTTCTTGTCTCTGCTGGGGAAAACGATAACGTCGATTTTTCCCTCGAGAGATGTCTTGATGGTTCCAGTCATGAATTTTTGACCGCTACCTTTGGCTGTTTTCAACCAAAGAGCTCCGATTTCTCGGTTGTCCCACTTGCTGTCTGTTTTGATTTCACTCATATATGTATCGACAGTGTTGATCTAAGATTAGTTAAGTCAAACTAAATCGAAAGAATTTTTGCTTTGCATCTTTGTTTTTAAGAAAACTCTTGCTTTTTCGTGCAAATTGATAGCGGTTTGAGTGCTCATGTTTAGCTTTTTTGCAATGACTCCCCAAGTTGTCAGCTTCTCATTGTCGGAAAAGTATCTTAGTTTATAAACCTCGCACACTCTATTGTCTTTAAATAACAAAAGTAAAGATTTTAAATAATCAATTAAATCATTATCTTTATCTACAGGCGAAGCTACGTCCTTGATGTTTAAAAAGTCTATAGTCTTTTCGTCTGCCCTGATATACTTCTTATTAGAATTAATGTAATTAAGAAAATGATATCTGGCGCAATTACAAAACCAAGTAGAAAATTTTGTATCTCTATTTGAATCGAACGAACTGACTGCTTTATATAAGATAAAGTCTTTTTCTAACTTAATATCTTCTCTACTCATCCCCATTTTCATGAGTGTGTAGACGTATTTTTTAGCAATAGAAAAGTAAAAATTATCATAACCACTAGATAGTTCTTTAAAACTGTCACTACAGTTATCGCTTTTAATCTTTTTGACTATTGCCAAATCCTTATCCTTAACCTTACTAACACATTTGCCTTTTTTCATAACCCTTTGAGTCTAAGCTTACGAAGCTTTGTGACTCTAAAATCTATTACACATTTAATCTTGAAATTGTGCAAAAACAATATGAGTTTAATTATTGGATAATCAAGTATTATGTTTTCTAATACAATTAAGATGCCGGAATTATCTTAATTAATGAAATTCCCTGTATTTAAACAAAACTTTGTTTTTCGTTAGGGTTCCGTCTTTTAGAAAAATGAAGGTTCAGTAAGTTTCGACATTTTTCCAAAATAAAGTTTCGTTAAGGTTCCGTATAATTTTGCGGAAAGAATCTTTTAGATTTAAGAAGGGAGACTGAGCTTTTGTTGTCAATCTCTTGCAAGCTTACTACATCCTTTTGAGTTGAATCTAGAAATATAGCAGGTCAATTGGAGACTTTAACTCCATTTTTGCTTTCGCACGATCTCGCAACACCTACGTTAGTCTTTGCATCTCCGGCTTTAGCAAGTCCGTTTAGCTAGTAACTGTTGCAGTCTATTTACCGATTACCTATCTGACTGGGTGACTTATTTCACTGTGATCTGCCAAGTTTTTACTTTTTATCCTTTTTGAGAGTAATCGTAGTTTCTTTTGCAGCCGATCCACTTTACCTATTTCAGGTTCTGTTTCTTGGTATAGATGCCCATGTTTCAGGACGCCGCTTCTTCCGACAAAAACGTTGGACTTCAGAAGTCTCTGCATCTACAGTCTTTTAACGGACTTATTGTGTCTAATGTTTAAAATAAATATGTTTAGTATTTAAGTAACCGCGATATACGGTCCAGCTATCTCCCATTTGGTAATGTTTAACTTTAAATAGTCTTAGCTCGGAAGGGTAGAAATGTCAAATTATTCTTTTAAAGATTTTGGATCAACCTTAGAAGCAAGAAAAATTAAATTTTTTAAATCTTTTTCCGTGATGCCCCTGCTATTACACTTATCATCTTCATTGTTGAGAGTCTCGCACGCGGAATTAATAACGCTTGCGATCCCAGCGGCGGTCACGCTATTGATTTCTAACGTCTGAGAAAAAGTCGTCAAGGGCTTGAAAAGCGTCCAATACATTTGACCGTCGATAATGCAAGACCTTAAAAACCCTGAGATTTCCATTTCCTTGAGAGCGCACGTTAAAGACGCATCCTCTGCCGGTTCATTTTCTGATACTAAAATTACCTCTTTTCTATTCTTTTTTAAATTAAAAGAAGTGTGGGTGAAAAAGTATTCATCCAATAATCCGTAAGAGTCTAAAATTGTCATTCTTTTTAATGTTAGCCTTGAATATAAAAATGTCAAATCTACTCTTGACTTTCTTATTGTTAGGCATCATCCTGAGACGTGAGCCTTGAGACATTCTTAAACAGCGCGTCAATTGCCGCCGGCTGTGCGGCATTTTCTTTTCTGCTTTACAAAACGGACTTCATCGCGGAATACGCAAGACTATTTAAACTTAATCGTTTATTTAAAATAGAAGAGTATTATTGTGAAAAAATTCTCAACGATGAAGATTTTTCTTACTTTGATTTCTTAAATAAAAGATATCACAATTTCCTATCTAAATTGGCTTCTTGCCCTTACTGCCTTGGATTTTGGCTTTGTATTATTTTCAATAGCTTTGAATTAAAAGCTTTGTTTTCTTATTATGTATATATCGTAGCGTATAAACTAATAACTATTAAAATAAAATGGAACTAGAAATAAAAGGATTTATTGAATTTTGTAAGGCTTTGTCAAAGCATCCCGATCTCATAATTAAAACACCAAGCCTTCCAGATGTTATAATATTTTGTCATTCTTCAATTGGTAATTGTAATTGCGGCAACAAAGAACTCTCAAAAAGAGTTGAATTTGAAAAAACATTTCACGAAAAGATGACAAAATTACCCCCAGAAGTATTAAAAGAACTCGGAACAGCATTTGATCCTGAGAATACTTATGAAATTATTAACGTGTCTTTCCCTGAAAATGAAGGTTTAGTTAAACTTAAATAGAAAAAATATGTTATTTGAGCAAATGGAATTTGATTTTATGTTGGCTCAGTCGCCAAAAGACGCAATTCCGTCGAGATTTGAGCAAATGGAGTTTGATTTTGAGGCTCCCGCTTTAGAATCTGTCGGCTAAGCGTATGCAAAAAGCGAAACTAGAGCCCGTTCAGTTATCGCTGGTTTCTCTATTCGCTGGGGCAGGCGGCATGGATATCGGATTTGAAAAAGCTGGCTTCAAAACGGTATGGGCAAATGAATATGACCCAACCATTTCTCCCTCATATCAAAAATACTTTCCGAATACCCAGTTTGATGGGCGTTCAATCCGTAACATTCCAGATAGCGATTTGCCTGAAACAGTTACTGGCGTCATCGGTGGACCCCCGTGTCAATCGTGGTCAGAAGCAGGGGCAAGGCGTGGCATTGCTGATCCTAGAGGTGAATTATTTTTTGAATACTTGAGAATAATTAAAATTACTAAACCAAAATTCTTTGTTGCTGAAAATGTTCATGGCTTAATTCATTCACGTAACATAGAATCGTTTAAACAAATAATAAAATTGTTTGAAAAAGAAAAGTATGTTGTTAGTTGGAAGTTGTTAAAAGCCAGTGATTACGGCGTGCCGCAGGATAGAGAGCGAGTGTTTATAGTTGGCTATCATCAATCATTAAATAAAACTTTTAAATTCCCTGCCCCGCTTAAAACCAAAAAAACCTTGCGCGACGCCATTGGAGACTTGGCTGAGCTGGAAATCGGGTCAACTAAAAAGGTTAAAAACCATGAGTTTATGGATAGCGGGTATTCTCCCATATTCCTCTCACGCAATCGCGTGAGGAGTTGGGACGAGCAGTCCTATACAATACTGGCTACAGATAGGCACATACCATTCCACCCCCAAGCTCCTAAAATGGTGAAGGTGGCAGGTAAAGAGTTGCGAGAATTTGCCAAAGGACACGAAAGCAAATACAGACGCCTAACTATCCGCGAGTGTGCGAGAATCCAAACTTTCCCTGATAACTATGAATTTGTTTACGCCCACATGCGTAATGCCTACAAGATGATAGGAAATGCTGTGCCTGTTGATTTAGCCTATTGGGTGGCAAAAACGATTAAAGAAGACTTGTCAGGTGAGTTCTCTTAAATTAAGTGTAATTGAATTTATATGCCAATTCCTAAGCTAGATAAAGGTGAAGCTGAAAAAGATTTTATGTCGAAATGCATGACTGATAACTCGATGCAAAAAGATTTTCCGAATCAAAACCAAAGAGTCGCCATCTGCATGAGCCAGCTCAAACGAAAAAAGTCCGAAGCTAGTGGTTTGGATTGGGAAGATGTGGCTGCCGAACCCTTTATAGTCTATTAATAAATAACACACAAATACAATATGCCAAGTACAATACCATACGATCCAACATTAGTAATGGGTAACCTAGTAGACCCAAAAGACATTGACAACTTAAAAGTTATTTCCGCTGCGGAAAGACCGGTTGACGTCGCTCAAGATACGTTAAATGATACTATCAGAGCAAAACAACAACTCCAAATGACGTATACTGAATTAGCAAATTTAGGATTGAGTCAAGCACAATTAACGGCACTTGACACGCAAATGACTGCTCTTAATACAACTTTGGGTCTAAATGCCGGTGATTATGCTAAAGCGGTATTAGACTCTCAAACGGCGATAGCTGCTGGCAAAAAAAACATTGCTACACTTAGTGAACAACCAGAAAGTCCAGTTGATTGGAATAAGACAGAAATTAAGAAGATTGAATTGAGTTCAAACACAATGAATATGGATGTTCAATACATTCGTAATGAAGATGAAGATGATGGAAGCAACGCTCATGCTGATAATGTCGCTGCGAGTGTTTCGGCAGCGGTAAGCTGTGTTTTCGGATTCAAAGCAGCTGCGAGTGTCGCAACCAATGTTACTAATACAACACTAGCAACTACATCAGCACATAATATTGTTGGAACTTTAGTTATTACCGCCGCTTGTACACATAAGATGGCAACTGAATTAGCTCCTTTTATTTTGGATCCGGAAAAAGCAATTGATGCGTGGAATCAAACATATCCATCTGATATTATTCCCAGTGATCCCACTGCAATGGCTGCATTAATCAATGTGGACACTAAGAATAAACTACATATATTGTCAGGTAAAACTATAGGAAGTTCTTTTGTTGGTCTGGTTCACTTCGAACAACATGAAAACACCAACTCTACCCAAAATTCGAATGCATCAACTAAAGCTGCAAATGCTTCATTTGAATATGGTGGATGGTTTGCGGATTATGAAGGTAAGTTTGGCGTTACCAAAGATGTTAGTGATAATGTTAAAAAAATGTTTAGCACAACAAATGTGACATCACATTGTTCTTTAATTACAATGGGAATTATTCCTAGTATTAAAAGCAATCTTATAAAAACAACGGTTAATACATTAAAACCAGATGCAAAAGAAGTGATGGGTCAATTGGCGGCTATTCAAGGTGCGACTGATTCAACTGTTAAGACAATTGGATCTTCCGCATCTGACGCTAAAGTTGGTAGTCAATACATCGAATTAAACAATAGTTATATAAGCAATGTCGTTTCTAACTTGGGGGTTATTGAAAATAATAATAATCAAGTCATTGATACCAATTCTTTAATGACTGCTTTTGATGACTATGTTCAACAAGCAACCAAAGGTGAGGATGGAGTCCCAATCAACTTCTTCATACGAGAAATTACTAAATCTGCGATTGCTAAAGCGTGGATGAAGAAATTCAATCCAAGAGCAAATTGGCAATTTTCTTCAGGCGACGACAGTGAAACAGGCACTGATAAACCTAAGTCTGCTTAATCTAAATTAATAAAAACCCCACTATTAATTTAGTGGGGTTTTATTTTTAATTAGTTAAATGTTTAAATAAGCCCAGCTTTCGCTGGGTTTGTTTTTTTCTATTGAAGATTAACCCCTTCGACCAGCGTTCCCAGAGTTGCTTATGCTGCCTGTGTTTCCTGTGTTTCCCACTACCTTAGGCTTGGTGGGCGGAGTCGTTTTCGACTTGCCTGTGTTGCCGGTTGATCCAGCGTTTCCGGCATTACCGGCGTTCCCCGCTGCCGGGCTCTTTGCCGCGTAGCGAACCTTAAGTTTTTGATTTCTCATGTTTCTTATCTTAAGCCTTAGCTTTTAAATTTCCAAATAAAAACACAAAAATAATCTTGACTCACAAGAGCTTGCTTCTCATCATCAATAAGTCTGTTGATTGATTTCGCCAAAAATATGAACAAAATAATAGGAATTTCCGGCTTAGCCGGAGACGGAAAAGATTCAGTATGTAATATTCTTGAAAAGTTTTTTAAAAAACATTCAGGATATTCTTTCCGAAGGATGGCTTTAGCTGACGAACTAAAGCTTGATAGCAGAGATGCTTTGATAGATATGTTTGGTATTGATGCTGTTAAGTGTTCAAGATTAGACAAAGAGAAGATTAGGCCATTCCTTGTATTTTATGGTAAGTTATTAAGAATTAAATCTAAAGGACAGCATTGGACAAATATCCTCAATAAAAAACTCTCTGCATTTTATTCGGAAAAAAACATTTTTTGCATTCCAGACATCAGGTATGCAGAGTATTCTGAGGATGAAGCTCAATGGGTTAAGAGTCATTCTGGAGTAATCATTCACGTTAAGAAGTATTCCGTAGTGGAAGACTTTCCTCCGAGGAGGGTTTATACTACTCCGGTTAATAGGGAGGAGCGAGAAAATGATCCTAGAATCCAAGAACTTGCAGATTATTCAATAGAGTGGCAGGACTCTAAATTGTCAAATCCCGAAGAAGATCCGAATTGTATCGCGGCAGTAGAAGTTGTTGCTAGAAAAATTCTTGAAACTATTTGACTTTTTTACAGTCACGACTTAAAATTAGTTGTAATGAATAACACTGAATACACATTAAATGTTAGTGAGAGTCCTTCTGGGAAGCTTTCCGTTTCCCGAGTGAGCAAGTTGGTTAGACTGAATCAACATCGAGCCGACTACCGAGTTCTCGATGCGGAGACGTTTGGGTTTGCTGATCCTGCAAATCCCGCGACTCTAATTAAGCGAGCTGCTCGAAAGACTCGCCGCCTTCCGGTAGGCAAGAAGTAGGGGATACTAGACGGGGAGGTTAGCCTCCCCGTCTTTTTTTTTAACTTTTAACGATACAAGCCTCTAACAGAAGCGTATTGATCTAAGTAGAATCCCGCCACCGTATCATCCCCCACAACGTGAGTCGGGGCTGAATTTTTTGCCCTATAAGCGTTTATTAAAAAGTTCAAAGACGCTTCTTCTTCTTTCTTTTCTTGGCTTATTGTTTTTATTATTTGATTTTTATCTAATTTTCTAACTTTTGTATCTTGGTCTTGTATTTCTACTATTTCATCTGTGGCTATTGCTGAGATTTTTGATCTGATTATTACAGCATACCTATGAACCATATATAGCTTTTTTAAGACGGATACAGCATTTATGTCTATTTCTGTGTCTTCGTTATCTGAATCGACTATCTCGTAACTACTGTTTATTGCAAAATTTGAAAATAGTAAATTGTTTAAATGACCGATGTTCGCACGGACCCAGTAGGCTATCGCAGCCACGCTAATGTCGCTAGGACTTCCAATCTCTGAAAAAATTTCGCTTGCACAATCTACTACTTTCATATCTGTAATTACACTAGATTTTAGCTACTTGAAATTAATTAAGTATATAAGGGTATATATCTAACAGTTGTTGAGTTTATTTGAATAGGCAACCATTCAGAAAAAGTCTTTGATCCAATATTTGCAGATGAAACTAATCCACAATTTTCAAATCTTAAAGCTGCAATGTTTGATCCTACTCCTCCATTTACTTGGAATCTAACGCCACTAGTCCCAGTGGGTATTGAATTTATTCCTACATTTCCGCTGTCTGAAATGAAGATTCCTGAAAGATTAGTTCCCGCGCTGAGTCTTAAGACGCTATTATTGCTGACTATTAAACCTTTTTGAGCTCCTCCTTGGAAGAACCTGAGAGCTGCGAAGTCTGTGGTCGCGTCGTTGCCTGATGTCGTGATCCTCATGCCGACGTCTCCTGTGCCGAAGACTTCTAGTTTGCCTGTTGGCGTCGTCGTCCCGATGCCGACGTTGCCAACAGAATCGATCCTCACCTTCTCGCTCTCGGCAATATTAAATCGGAATGTGCCGCCTGCTGGGACGTTGTGATAGAAGTTAGTTGTTGACCCACCCGCTCCAATATATCGAGTCGCAGCTGAACTCCCGGCATTAAGTCCGATAGGGCCGCCGGGATTGCCGCCCAATACCCAACCTCCCGACGAAGAGAAAGCTCCGGCAATATCAAGGAATTGACTGGGGCTTGCAATACCTATGCCAACGCTTCCTACGGAAGTTACGTAAACTCCAGAGGTGGCGCCGATACCATCTCCGGCTCCGATTCTCAAGACTCCGCTATTCGCAATCACCGAACCTTTTTGACTTCCTCCTTGGAAAAACCTGAGAGCTGCGAAGTCTGTGGTCGCGTCGTTGCCTGATGTCGTGATCCTCATGCCGACGTCTCCTGTGCCAAAAACTTCTAGTTTGCCTGTTGGCGTCGTCGTCCCGATGCCGACGTTGCCGAGACTATTTATACCCATCGCAAAAGTTTTCGTAGAGCCAATCGTAGAATACATGGCCACGCCACCAACTCTGCTCGCGTCGTTATATGGAAAAATTAAGGCGTCCGCACTACTACCAGCCATAACGTTATCAGCGCCGATAGCAGTTCCGCCTAAGGCTCCAGCTCGTCTCATAATCATAACTGGATTTAATCCCCCGACAGAGGACTCAACATATAGAGCTGTTGCCGTCCCAGATTCAACAATGTGTAGTTTAGCAGTTGGGCTTCCTGTTCCAATGCCAACGTTTCCTACGGAAGTTACGTAAACTCCAGAGCTAGCACCAATGCCGTCTCCGGCTCCGATTCTCAAGACTCCGCTATTCGCAATCACCGAACCTTTTTGACTTCCTCCTTGGAAAAACCTGAGAGCTGCGAAATCTGTAGCGGCAGCACTTCCCGTGGTTGTGATCCTCACGCTAACGTCTCCTGTGCCGAAAACTTCTAGTTTATTTGCTGGTGCGGCAGTTCCTATTCCTATTTTATTTCCTGTAGATACGAAGTCTTTTGATCCATATTTTCCTAACACAACTGTGTTGTCGCTGAAAACTTCAAAGACGGGGAATCCTGCGATGGTATTTATGCTCATTAAAGAGCCGGACATTTGATCGTAAGCGCTGAATAGCCGACTACTCGAGCCGTCTATCGTAAACCTATTTAAATTTCCAGTGGCGTAACTTGCTAAGTTCAACTCTCCGTTGTCGAAGGTGAGTCTGGACGCGCCGCTTAATGTTGTGTCAACAGCGGATCCAGCCGCTACGCCGGTGTTGAATTCTAAAGTCCCCGAGGCTGGTTTTATTACGATATTTGCCATATTTTTTTTCTTTTTTCTTTAATTTAACTTGAATCTTGGTTTTAGTGCCTTGTAATTCTGGAGAACTTCTGCTGCGGTTAATGCTTTATTATATATTTGAGCAACCGCTATATTCGTTACGGATGGCGCATCTTCACCGCCTGTAGTATATCCCAATGTGATAGCTCCTCCCCATACTGGTGCTCCTGTTTTCACAGAGTTCACATCCAAAACTCCATTTATATATCCTTTGACAAAATTCTGATCATATGTCAATACAAGATTATACCATACGTTACTGCTTAATGTTATATTTCCATTAACAAAAATCCAACTGCCAGTATAAACATCACATCTTATGGTTGACGATGTAATTCTTAAAAAGAATGGAGGATTTGAGCTAAATATGTTTTGTGCTTGAGATATGTTACTTGATCTTACCCATGCGCTTAGTGTAAATATCGATGGCGCTCCTAAATTACCAGATATAGCAACTGCATCATCAATATAATCAAAAACTATGACTCCGCCATTCGCATTGCTAAATGTGGGCCCACCCGTTAGAGTTCCATTATTACTATTATTGCTTAAATCATTCCACGTTGTGCCAGTTCCGAGATAACTAGCTAAATCGGCTGCATCTAATGCTAATACCAATCCATCTCTAATTATTGTTGGGCCTGTTTGTATTGACATATTTTTTTTCTTTTTTTTTATTTAATTTAACTTAAATCTTGGTTTTAGTGCGTTGTAATTTTGAAGCACTTCGGCTGCGGTTAATGCTTTGTTGTATATTCTTGCCAATCCCATGTTTCCATTTAATTTATAACCAGTGTCGTTTGGATTGTTGCCTATTTCAACGTTCATGGTGCTGTATTTAGTTTTACCCGACCAAGCTCCTCCTCCGGATGTGGATGCCCTCGAGATTCCATCAACATAAATCACAGCGTCAGCGCTGTTTCTCGTGCATACAATATGATGCCAACGATTATCAAAACAATTTACACCATTTGCACTAGTGCTAAAGGCAGTTAAACTTACCAGCGTCACGGCAGTCCCAGTGCTGTCAGTACCCGGCGGATTGTCTGTGCTTGCTAATACATATGTCATCGAACCAGTAGCCGGCCCCGAGTTTCTTATGTATGAAACTTGCGCATAGTCGGGACATATCAATCCGGCGTAGTTGTTTGGCCCCAAACCAGAACTTTTCATCCAGATTTCAAATGTCTGATTTGGGATAGCTCCCATCGTATTTACAGAAGGAACCGTTATTTTATCATCTACGCCATCAAGAACCATAGAACCAAAGCCTGTATTACTATACCCAACTCCGCCTACTAAAGTTCCGTTAAAGCCGTTGCTGCTTAAATCATTCCACGTCGTGCCGGCGCCGGGATAGCTACCTAGATCAGCCGCGTCCAGTGCGAGTATCAATCCATTTGTAATTATCCTAGGTCCCATTTCCATTTTTATTCCTTTTGTATATTATATATATATTATCCATACCTTAATTGATATTCTACTTCAAGCGGCGGAACGTCTTTTCTTATCGCTGTAAAACTCCAATAAAATTCACATTCACTAGAGAGCAAACAAGAAACACCAACAGTAAAATTATTTTCTTTTATGTTGATTTGTTTTACATATAAGACTTTATCGTGATTGATGTTTGTTATTTGAATATTTATCCCTTCTTCACTGACAAGATTAGAGATATAAGAAGGAAGATTTATGATGATTGAGTTGTTTATTAATTTACTTTTGCCTGTGAGTCTTATTCCGTGATAAGGGGATTCTAAACTCCCATATTGCAACATCTTTCCTTTTTCAGACGGATGACAAATTAAGAACGACTTCGTGGCTGCTGACAAGTGATTCGTGACGGTTAAATTTTGAGCGACGATTAGGTTTCCATCCCTCTTAGCGGTGGAAGCAGCTCTTCTATAATAATCCGGCATAATAATTAAGTAGTTACTTCTGGATTAATTGTAAAAGATCCATTCAAAACTTTAATAACTGAAGCATCTCCAGACGAATACCTTTCTACATCATAAACAGCAACAGTAATTGGCAAATTGGATGTTTGGGTTGAAGTTAAATTTATTGCAATTATTCCACTAACTGAACTAGTAATTGAAGGCGCTAGATTTATTAAAGCCGCTCCAGTCGCTCCGTAAGAGTATTTGGCAGACCCTCTTAGGCTGTAACCAGTTAAATTTACAGCAGTACCCGCAGAGCCGGTTACAGTAGCTACTAAATCAAAACTTTCCCCTTGGTTGACGGATATATTATACAAACCCATATTAGTCATTACACTGATTTTAAATTTTAGTTAGAGTTTCGACAGGATTTGTGTATTAGTAGATATGGAAGCTGGAAAAGGATCCAAACCAAGAAATTGCTTTAGCCGAAGTTTTAAAAAAAATTACACCCAAATTCTTTGGGAGACGAAGAAAAAAAACAAATCAAATGAGAAAAAAATTAACAAAACTAATAACCCAAGAGGATGATCTTTTAGTAATTGATAGTGGCCCTTGGATAAGGATCAGCGCGAAATGGGATAACATTATCAATCATACTCCTTTTGGCTGGTGTTTCTATAATAAGATCGCCAGTCTTAAAATATCAATAAAATCATTTTTTCAAAAAATTATTTACGGAGTTAGTGATGAAGAATGTCGTAATTTAAATGATGAAATTGCAAAATTTATTCTCAAAAGACTTTTGCGTTTTAAGAAAATAGAGAGATTTAATTCTCCGATTTTTAGCGAAGAGGACTCTTTAGGAAAGGAATCCGCGCAGAAATGGGACGACGTCTTAGACGAGATGATTTTTGCTTTTGATTTCACCTGCCACCCTCTTAAGTATAATAATATCCCCGGCACGCCGTTTGAAAAGGCTGGCAACACTCCTGAAGCTTGGGATGATTACTTCAAGCAAGAGTTGGAGTTGGAGATCCGGCAAGCAAAGGGATTAGCTTTATTTGCTAAACATTTTGATTCTTTGTGGGCTTAATTATGGATACTGACAGAATACATTTTGTTTCAAAGGGGTGGGGCTACGAGAAGTGGATAGTAAATAACGAAAAGTATTGTGGTAAAATTTTACATTTTGTAAGAGGTCGGCGCTGTAGTTTTCATTTCCATAAAATTAAAGATGAAACATTTTATCTTTTATCTGGAAAACTTATGTTAAGATACGGATTTGATCAGGATATAAACAAAGCTGCATTTATTACACTTCGACCCGGAGATAAATTCCACATCCCAGTCGGTTTGTGCCACCAAATGGAAGCTTTTGAAGACTCAGAATTGTTAGAATTTAGCACCCAACACTTTGATGAAGATAGTTATAGAATAGTTTTTGGAGATTAACATGAAGACTTGCGCGTCATTATTGATTTTATTAACGAGCTGTGCGGTTTACGAACCGATTCCGGTGATTTACGGGCCGCCTCGAGTCATTGTTATGCCCCCTCCTCCCGTCTACATCTACCCCCATTACAACGCTGGGGTTTTTCTCTATCGTCCTTATCCTTACAGACCTTTCTCGACTAACCCTAGAAGATGGTGATTTTAACAACTTAACCCCCACTTTTCCATTTAGTAATTATATAACTTGAAAAAGTACTAATAACAGCAACAATACCAGCTAAATAGTATTTAAAATTTTCTAAGCTAGAAACTCTTTTTTCGAGACCTTCGTTTTTATCCTTCATTTCTTTGACATCTGACGCAATAATCGTCAGATTTTGATCTATTCTGGATAAAACAGAGTCGTAGCTTTTGTCGTTGTATTGTTCTGGCATACTAAAGTTAGTTACACATTTTTTTAAACGATTTGCTTTGTTTACTTTTTCCATTTTTGCTCGATTAAGATTTCGTTAATTAAAGCTTTGTCACCATCGTTCATTTCTCTATCAAGGCAACTTAAGACGTCTTCTAATGTGTATGATTTTTCTGAGTTTTGTTCCTTCTTTTCTCTGAGGGTTTGGATGGCGTCTACGACTTTGACTAAAGCTCCCTTATACTTATCTCGGCTAGTAGATGAGACAAAGTTGCACATTTCAAACGCTTTTGGAACTAATGCCTTTAACAAGCTAATAATTACAGATCCAACCATATTAAATATAGAAAATACAGCACCCGCAATCGGATTCATTGTAGAAAGCAATCTCAATATGATAAAAATTACAGAACCAACAATCACAAACGTTAAAGCGCTAAAGAAAAACTTTTTAATTCCCCAAAATACAGCATTTAAACCAAACATTCCGCCCATTTGATTTATAATCATTTGTTTTTCGTCTGAACTTGTTGCAATTTTTTCAGCAGTTGCAGTCATGTTTTCGACTTCGTCGTCGTATTTTTCTTTTAATTCAGATTTTTCTTTTTGCAATTTTGCAATCTGAGCGTCTCTTAAAGTTAGCAGAGACTCGCCTTTCTTGCGTTCTTCGGCAACTTCGGAGTTGAGAAGGTCTACGGTAGCTTTAATTCTCTTAATTTCATCAATGTGCGGGGATCCAACGATGGAGACGACTCTTTCGTTTAAGGTCTTGGCCGTCTCTACTTGAACTGGAGGATTAGTTACTTGATTTAACGAATGTTGAATGCCAGCGGAAAGGGCTGCGGTTTGAATTTTTTTATCTTTTTCATTTTTATCAATCTTTTCTAAGATAACTTCTGTTTTTCCTTCTTGTTTCGTGATGGCGTCTTGGGCTGGGGTTGCTATTTTTTTAGTTCCGAGCGTCGTCGAGCATCCTGACAGAATCAGAATGACTAAAGCCAAAGAGAGATACTTGATCATATCTTCTATTACACTTGACTTCTGGATTAAGAAGCCTCAAAGTTTTCTTGATTCAAGGCTGTCGGAGTGTAAAGAACCGCCTGATAAAGGAGGTCTTTGACTCTATTAATTGAAATTATACGATAATCTTCAAAGCACATGCACTTTAAAAAAACAAAATTTTCTTTTATTACAGTCTGAGTAGAGCAAGATGAGCAATATATTTCCATATAATTATATTAAAAGACGGATCAGCGAAGACGATCCGGTTGCTTTCTGGCGACAAAATTGTAACAAATGTTATAAGCTGTCTATTGTAAGAAATCTTTTTGGAAAAAGCTGAGTCAATATACAGATAATGATAACTATGCATCCACTATTGAGAGATTTTTCTGTAAATGATAAAGAGTTATTAGAAGTATTTCAAAAGCACGGAATTGTTTCGCAATTTCCTATCGATGAAAAAGCTTTTGTGGCGGATGTTTACGCAACGATGTCGTTCATCGTCACTGAAGTCGTCGCAGAATGTCAGATTTAAATTATGCAAAATTCAGTAGAACTAATTGGTTACTATGGCAACGATACAACTCACGCATGTTCAGCTTGGACATCGACAAGTAGAGACTTAACGGAAGATAAGAAAAGCAGGACTCCGAAGTTGCTTAAAATGCTTGCTGACGAGGGTCATCATACTCCATTCGAAAAGTCTTTGCTACACTTCTTGGTGGATTCTGACATCGCTAGCCATATCCACCTTTTAAAACATAGAATTGGTGTAAGCATTAACGGTGAGTCGGCTAGGTATAAGGAAATTAAAGAGGATAAATATTTAACTCCCAACGATTGGCCGGAGGATTGGAAGACTTTACTCGAAAATCACAATAAAGAAGGGAATAGACTTTATCATAAATGTCTTTATGATTTAGTTGAGGCGGGCTTCACTAAGAAAAGAGCGAAAGAAACGGCTCGTTTTTTTAAATCTTACAGCTCCCAAATTCAAGCGGACATATCGTTTAACTGGCGGTCATTCTACCACTTCTTGAATTTGAGAAACAAACCCGAATCTCAAAAAGAAATTAGAGAAATTGCCGCTCACATGCTCCAATTAGTAAAAGATATCGAAGGAAACCCCTTCGAGCATACAATTAAAGCTTTTAATTTGTAAAAAACCATGTCTAAAAACATCGATATAAAAGAAAAAGATCTAATTAAATTATTAGGACTAGCCAAGCAGCGTCACGACGCTAAGCCTAAAAATATTAGAAATACAGGCATTCTAATAAAAGAAAGTAAAAACAATATAGAAGAACAATATCTTCCGCATTTCATTGGACTGATTGGCGAGTTCGCATGGGGACAGCATTCGGGGCAAGTTGTCGATGAGAAGATCCTTAAGAAAGGAGACTCCGAAGACTTCCAGGGAGAGGAAGTTAAAACAATTACTTATTTCGGAACTGGCGAACCAGAGTTAAAAATAAAAATTGCAGAATTTAAAAGCAAATTTCCTAATAAATACATATTAGCTCGAGTTAAAGGAGATCAGGCTCTTGATTTCCTTAAAGGTTTAACTGTCGCTGGATTAAATGTTGAGGTGGAGTTGTTGGGGTTAATTTCAAGGGAAGATTTTGACGAGAAGAAAAAGGTTAAAAAATACGGAATAAATAATCCATTTAATTACGTAGTTCCTCTCTCTAAGATGATTCAATTGTAATGGTTTAACTTTTTTTTGATTTTTGCTTTATTGTTAGTATATTATACATAGGGTGAATAATAAAAACTCAAAGCCGGATTAGATATGATGAAAAATTTATATATAAACGACAAGACGGGCAAGATTATTGTCGCTGTTGATGATTTAAAGTTTGATGGTAAGAATTTAATAGTTCCTTCTTATTGGACTTCTGTTCTTATTGATTATTTGGATGCGACTAATTGTGATAAAATGAAGGCGGCAGATCGAGAAGATTTTAATATTTTTAAAAAGTTTCTTTGCGCAGTTCAAGACCACAAGGACGAAGCAGCTTCCAAAGGAAATTAAACATGAAGGCTAAGAAATACAGCAAGAAGAGTCTTTCGGATAAAGACTCTTTTAATAAGGTAGACATCGAGCGAAAAAAGAAGGCTAACAAGCCTCAGCGCAAAAAGCAAACAGATTTTTGATAGTGTAATTTATAGAGTGAAGAAGTATGTCGTATCAACAGCGGATTGGAAAAGAAAGATAGAGATTCAAGAGAAAGATAACCTTGAAGACACGATCTTTGAGGTTGCCACTCAAGCTATTGAATGGGCTTTGAATAGCGGGAAGTCTGTAGGTATATTAATTTATTTAGTTGACCCTAAATATCCTGGTAAAAATTATATTTCTCTTACTTATAAAGTTTTAATAAATGCGGGTTTTCACGCTATCGCTGAAGAGCAAAGAGCTTTAGTTCTAGAAGAGTTTGGTTTAGACGTCTCAGAGCATCCGTTAAATAAGTTAATTACAAAACTTCAAAGAGCCTCTTTAAAAAAATCTTTTTGCATCGCAAAGCTTCTGGAGATTCAATCTGACGGTAGAGTTTCTAAAATTCCTGTCGTTTGCATTAGCTTGGGGCTTTTCGAAGAGCAGACTTTCGCTAAAGAGCGATGCAAAGAATTAAATAAAACCTCTAAAGATAAAACATTTGTTGTTCGACAAATAACTTACAACGTCTAAAACTTTTCTTTGTTTTCCTATTTATTGCCTTGACAATCAATTGTCTACAGACGATAATATCTGACGATTGATTACGGCATGAAAAAGATATTTATTCCAGTGATTTGTTACAATCACACAGCAAATACAGAATACATGTTGAGTTTAATGAAGCTAACTCATCATCTGAGAGATAAAGAGATTGGATATATACTATTTCCAATAGTATTTGAGAGTCTGGTTTCGAGAGCCAGAAACGCAGCAGCGGCGCATTTTATTGCTTCTGATTGCACTCATATGCTTTTTATTGATTCTGATATAGAATTTGAATCCGAAAGTGTAATTAAACTTCTTAATCTTGATAAAGAAATCGTCGCTGGAGTTTATCCAAAGAAATATTATGTATTTGAAAGAATTTCTGTTGGAGAAGAAATCGTAGATTATCCCATCGCCGGTCAAATTAAATTGAATGAAGAAAATCTTTTAGAATCTGAATATCTCCCTACAGGCTTTTTAATGATTGCAAAAAGTGTTTTTGTAAAAATGATGCAAGCTTATCCAGAACTTAAATATCGTAATGATATTAATGGTTATGGAGATTTGGATACTTTTTATGATTTCTTTAAGGTGAGTGTTCGTAATGGTATTCTCGAAAGCGAAGACTGGGGTTTCTGCACTCATTGGCGAGACTTGGGAGGCGTGGTTCTTATTGATCCGACTATCCAGTTAGGTCACTCTGGGTGGAATACGTATTCGGGCAATCCTTTGAAGTGGTGCGGAGAAGCAGTCGCTAGAAATACTCCGTGAAGACTCTCGAAAAAACATTCACCTCTAGAGGTTACCAATTCAAACAAATCCATCGCGACGGTCATTTCGCAGTGTATGAACGATTTCAAATTGGAATAAATAAAAAACATTACGAAGTAATAAAAATATTAAATCATAATGGTTATTCAATAGCAGGAAAGAAATATCCAGCAAGTGAATATTATCCCAGCGGAAACACTTGGGGAAGTAGCGGGTTCACTCTAGCCACTAAAGAAGATGCTTTTAAGAAAATTGATGAAATGGTTCTTAAAGAAGCTGGTGATGGTAATTGTTAATATAATATTTTTTACTCTGATAGCTTAATTGGATAAAGCCTCGAATTTCTAATTCGGCGACTGTGGGTTCAAGTCCCACTCGGAGTACCATTTTTGTTAGAAAGATCTTTGAAATTTAGTCTAAATGCAAGTGTGGCGGAATGGTTTACGCAAGGCGCTTAAGACGCCTCGGGCTTTAACTCCCATGCACGTTCGAGTCGTGCCACTTGCACCAATTTCGCTGTTGAGGGTCGTTCCCTCAACACATATTGTATGGGGTAAGTCTGCGAAAACTTTCCCGCTAGACTCTAGCAACATACAGTCAATTTAATGCTCCGATAGCATAGCGGTCAAGTGCGACAATCTTATACATTGGAAGCTCTAGATTTGAGCAAGACGTAGGTTCGAATCCTACTCGGAGTACCATTTTAATTGCGTAATGGAATGTTAAGACGCAATATTGACCTGAAGCTTAAACCTTTGCATAAGCCCTCGCCTCATAAGCGAAAGATAGCCGGGACGAGTGCCGGCCAGGTCAACCAATTTCATTCATAAAATAATTAATCCAGCGTGCAGTTCTCCGTGGCAATTCCTGCATACTAAAATGCATTTATCTAATTCTTTTTTTATTTCGGTAATTGAATAAGATCTGAGGTTTGATATATTGTATTCTTTTTTACTGGGATCTACGTGGTGAAAATCTAATGACCCCACGTATTTATTGTAGCCGCAAAAAATACACTTTCCACCTTTTAAATCAACGCATTGTCGTTTTCTTGTTTTTTGCTTTTCGTAGGACATTTTATTACTGCATTCTTTGCACCAACCGTGAGCTTTGCCTTTGGAGTTTATGTAATGATTTTCTTTGTTTAATTCTTTTTGCAATTTACATTGCGGACACGTCCTGCAAGTAATTCCTTTCTCGTTAATCATATCTTGATTTTTTCGAAATCTAAGGCTATTTGTTTTCAGTCCAAATTTTTTCAACCAATGTCTTGTGGTTGTTTGTGATTTGCCCATCTTTTTTGCGATTTGATAGGTGCTTAGTCTTAGTTTGATTAACGTTATTAAATCTGATTTATTCATAGCTTAATTAAATTACACTTATTAATATAATATTATTGAGCTACGCAAAAATTAAAAAAAATATTGACATATTGAAATTTTTGAGAGATATAGATGATACCAATTTTTTACTCGCGTAACCTAGTTAAATAGAGATTGAATTCAAGAATTGTAAATTCGAGTCTTGCCGAGGATACCATTTTGGAAAATTTGACTTTTCAACTCCCAAACCCTACAATAAGAAAAATAATATACATATGTCAAAAGTAATCGGAATCGATTTAGGAACCACAAATTCGTGCATGGCCGTCATTGATGGCGGAGATCCCATTGTGCTAGAAAATTCAGAGGGGAAGAGAACAACTCCGTCAGTTGTTTCGTTCAGTAAAACTGGAGAACGTCTAGTTGGAGACTCGGCTAAACGTCAAGCTGTAACTAACCCCAAAAACACTATTTACTCTGTCAAGCGCTTCATGGGTCGTAAATTTGATGAAGTTCAGGAAGAGATTAAACGTGTTCCCTACAAAGTAGTTCGAGCGTCGAATGGTGACGTTGCTGTCGAGGTTGAAATCAATGGAGAAGCAAAACAATTTAGTCCACCCGAAGTCTCTGCGATGATTCTTTCTAAGTTGAAGGCTGACGCCGAGATGCGATTGGGCGAGTCTGTCACCCAAGCTGTGATTACTGTTCCCGCCTACTTTAACGATTCTCAAAGGCAAGCGACGAAAGACGCGGGGAGAATTGCTGGCTTAGAGGTTCTTCGTATTATTAACGAACCTACAGCCGCTGCTCTGGCGTATGGTTTGGACAAAAACAAAAACGAGCAAATTGCCGTTTACGATCTTGGGGGCGGAACCTTTGACATTTCAGTTCTAGAAATTAATGATGGCGTTTTTGAAGTTAAGGCTACAAATGGAGATACTCACTTGGGTGGTGATGATTGGGATAACGCCATTATGGATTGGATTCTTAACGAGTTTAAGCGAGAAAGCGGAATGGATTTACGCAAACAGCCAGACGCTTTGCAACGCATTAAAGAAGAAGCTGAAAAATCTAAAATTGCGCTTTCGAATACTCAGTCTTATGAGATTAGTTTGCCGTTTATTACCGCTGACGCTAGTGGCCCAAAGCATCTTAGTTTGAAATTGACTAGGTCGAAGATGGAGCAGCTTTGCGAAAGTTTGTTCAACCGGACTATCGAACCTACTAAGAGCTGCTTGCGAGATTCTGGGATTGCCATTGAAAAACTTCAGGAATTAGTCCTTGTTGGAGGTATGACTCGAATGCCGAAAGTTGTTGAGACTGCTGGTTCTCTTGTCAGTAAGGCTCCAAATCAGGGAGTGAATCCAGATGAAGTTGTTGCCGTCGGGGCTGCTGTTCAAGGCGGCGTCCTTAAGGGCGATGTTAAAGACGTTCTGTTACTCGATGTGACCCCGTTGTCTTTAGGCATTGAAACGGTGGGTGGTGTTTTCGTAAAGCTGATCGAACGTAATACGACCATTCCTTCAAAAAAGTCGGAAACTTTTTCGACTGCTGGAGATAACCAAGTTGTCGTAGAGATTCACGTCTTGCAAGGAGAACGGCAGTTCTGTAAAGATAATAAAACAATCGGACGATTCCAATTGGCGGATATCCCACCCGCTCCACGAGGTGTTCCTCAAATTCAAGTTACTTTTGATATTGATGTTAATGGTATTTTAAATGTCAGCGCAAAAGATTTAGGAACAAATAAAGAGCAAAAAATAGTTATTACTGCCAGCGGCGGATTATCTAAGGACGAAATTGAGCAAATGAAGAAGGATGCTGAAGCCTACGCAGAAGAGGACAAGAAGAAGCTTGAAGAACTGCAATTGAATAACGAAGCTGATGATTTAGTTTATAGGTCAGAAAAAATAATCAAAGATAGTTCTGACAAGCTAACTCCAGAAAGTAAAGTTAAATTAGAACAATGTTTAGCTACTCTTAAGGAAGCCTTAAAGAATAATGATTATACTGCAATTAAATCAGCCAATAGTGAATTGAGCGCGGTTCTACAAGCAACCAATTTCTTATTAAATAAAGATAATATGGAAAAAGAAGCACCAACAGGCTCATCCGCGAATCCAAAACCAGAAGATATAGACCCATCCATCTTTGAGGAGCTTTTAAAGCAAAAACCCAACCCCTAATCAAGAAAATCAAATGGAAGAAAAGATTGATTTAATAATTCGAGATCATTGTAAACAATTTAAAAAAATCAATAAAACCCAAAGCATTTCAAAAATAATAAAATCTTTAGATTGCATCGTTCAGGATTTATACCTTGAGATTTACACTCTAAGAGATGAAAGAAAAGCTGTCGATTTTCTAAAACAAAGAGCTGAAGACAAAAAAGCAGCAAAATTACAAAAATGTAATCATTGTTAATCTCAAAGCGAAATATCAGAAAATGTTTTTTAGAAGACTTTAAAATAGTTATCGTTATAACTTCGATAAAATTACATGAAATATATAAAATTGGATTTAGTCTTACAGGGCCCTTTATACGAATACACTCCACAAATTGTAGATGAATATTTTAAACTTCCATTAATGGTCCGTCAGGCAACTGACGAGTTTGTAAAAAACTTTTAATATGCGATTAAATCAGATATTTTTAATATTAGTCGGTTCATGTGCCTTGGCTCTTGGGGGTGACATAGTGGTTTCGTGGGATAAAGTAAAAAATGCAGAAGAATACTACATCCAATACGGAACGGAAAATGTAATAACTAGTTTAACCACCGCCAGTAATCAATTTAAAATAGAAAACGTAACGGAGGGAAGAGTTTATTTCGTAAAAGTAAAATCAATAAATAAATCAGAAACAAGCAAAGATAGTCAAGTTTTAAAATTTAAAGTTCCAAAAGCAAAACAAAATAAACCATTGCAAGCTCCTGATCCAAAATTAGTATTTAAAAACTAAAGCATGAGTAAGCGCGATTATTACACAGTATTAGAAATAGCTCGATCAGCTTCTGAGGAGGAAATTAAGAAGGCTTATCGAAAAATGGCTGTTAAATATCATCCAGATAAAAATCCTGATGATAAAACCTCAGAGGAAAAATTTAAGGAAGTTAATGAAGCTTATGAAGTTTTAAGCGATAGTCAAGAACGAGCCGCTTACGATTTGCACGGTCACAAAGCGTTTGATCCTCGTGCTCGGTCTAATGGGAACTCTCATAATCCATTCGGGGGGTTTCATGAGACCTTTCATGATTTTTTTAGCAGCGGGAGTCAGAGACCTAGTCCAACTAGTCCGCAGCGTGGATCGGATCTGGAATGCAATATTGAAATTTCACTGGAGCAGGCGGCTTCTGGTTTTACAAAAGAAGTTGACATCACTAAGTTGGAGTCGTGCGAACCGTGTAAAAATTCTGGTGCAGAAGCGGGGTCTGGTCTTACGCAGTGTAAGGCTTGCGGCGGATCCGGCCAAATAGTGTTGTCCCAAGGCCCGTTCAGAATGGTTCAATCTTGCTCTCCTTGTAAAGGCTCTGGTAAGGTTATTGAGACTCCTTGTCGAGTCTGTAAGGGATCTGGCCGCAATCAAAAGCAGTCTAAACTAAATATAATAATTCCTAAAGGTGTTGCCACAGGTAACCGATTGTGCTTGACTGGGCACGGAGAGGGTGGTCTTAATAATGGCGGAAATGGAAATATTTATTTTGCGATTCACGTTAAGAAGCACGACATTTTTGATAGGGACGGAGACGACTTATTTTGTGAAGTTCCTATCCCATTTACGGACGCGACATTAGGCGGCGAAGTCGAAATCCCCACCTTAACAGGGAAGGTGAAAATTAATGTTCCTTCAGGATCTCAGCAAGGATCCGTGTTGCAAGTCCAAGGACTTGGCATGCAAAATACCCAAAGCAATAAAATTGGAAATCTTAAAGTTAAATTGAAAATTAAAGTTCCTACTAATTTAAACGCTTCCCAAAGAGCGAAGTTGAAAGAATTCGCTGAGTTATGTTAGCGTAAATAACTGTAAGATCGCTTACAAAACCCAGATTGCTGATGGATATGGATTTAAAATACAAAAAAGTTGACGGTGGTATTACTATTACTCATGGCGATATTAGTGCAACTGGTGAGTTGATCATCCCTGACCAAATCGACGGGTTCCCGGTCACCTCCATCGGCGGCAGCGCGTTCTGGTATTTCACTAGCCTAACGAGCGTGACCCTCCCTAGCAGCATCACCTCTATCGCCGCCGCAGCGTTCTTAGGGTGCAGTGGTCTGACGAGTGTGACTCTCCCTAGTGGCCTCACCTCCATCGGTAACGAAGCGTTCTATGGGTGCAGTGGCCTGACGAGCGTGATACTCCCCAGCAACCTCACTTCCATCGGTGACGAAACGTTCAGTTCGTGCAGGGGATTGACGAGTGTGACCCTCCCCAATAGCCTCACCTCCATCGGTAACGATGCGTTCTCGTGGTGCCCTGCTCTGACGAGCGTGACCCTTCCCGACAGCCTCACCTCCATCGGCGACTATGCGTTCTATGGGTGTAGTGGGTTGACAAGCGTAATCCTTCCCAACAGTCTTACCTCCATCGGCAACTATGCGTTCTATTGGTGCAGTGGATTGACAAGCGTAATCCTCCCTAGTGGCCTCAAGTCTATCGGCAACAATATATTCTACGGCTGCGCTGGGTTGAAGAGTGTGACGACGTCTAAAGCTGCCGTCTCAGCCCTAATAAAAAACGTGTTCCCTCCTGATGTCGAAGTAATCTATGATATAGAAAATTGAAGGAAAGAGTGAATGTGCAAATTTAGCCTAGTATCCATTGACCAAGTGTAATTATAAGAGATGCTATGGAAAACTATTATCTGTTTTTAGATGACCTGAGGAATCCAAAAGACGTTACTTGGATCACAATTCCTCAAGAAAACTGGACTATTGCGCGAACATACAAGGAATTTGTAGAATTAATCACAGAAAAGAGTCACGCTCCATCTTTTGTTTCTTATGATCACGATTTATCAGATTATACCTACGTAACGAGACCTCGTATTGATAAATTCGGAATAATACAAACGGATCAGCATAAAATTG